ATGACAACGAATGAGATGATCGTTAGAAAAAATCAGATACCTACGGTGCAGAACAATCTCCAGGAGGTTGAGGTAGAACCGGCAAAGGGGTATCTCCCCTACAACGGGGAACAGATAGGAAAGTTTGTTGAAGAACTGGTCGCGGCAGCAAAAGATGATCGGCTGAACACTAAGCATGCGCTGTCTGCAGATACAGCTTCTGCGGCGAGAGTACAGAATCAGAATGATAAGTTGATCGACGCTTGTTCCCGGGAACTGCGGAGGCGTGACCTCCCGGAAGAGCGCCGTGATGAGCTTCTTTGTATGATGAAGGAAGCGACAGATTCCTCTGCTCGTGAGAGCGAAAGGAGCCGTGAATTCCAGCGGGAGCAGTTGGAACATTCCCACGGACTGCCTTTGAAGATAGCGGCGTTTATTATTACGCTTGCTGTAGGTGGGGTCGGCGGTACCGCATTGATCCGCGCCATAAGGTAGTGGCAGACAAATTGTTGGCTGTGTTGATCGACAACACCCCAGGGCGAATTTGGCTCTGGGGTGTTGTTGGTTCTATTATAAAGTTATGGTATTATCCAGGAATTCAGTAACGAGTTCCTTCAGCTTCTTTGTCTGCGATCCGATGGTACTGGTTGCCTTATCAAGTTCCCTGGAGGATTCACTCTTGGTGAACTCATTCACTAAGAGCTGGGCAAGGGGCGCCAGCTTGGGCTCTCTCTCCTCAACAAAGGCGACGAATCTGTCCATGAGTTCAAGATAGCGATCCCCGGCATAGTAGCTGGGAGGAGAAGCAACTTCATAATACTCGATCTCGCCTTCTTCGTTTTCATGGTCAAGGCATGAAACTGTGATGGTCGTGTGCTCCTGACGGAAGGGCTCATAGACGCATCCTTCGCAGTTGACAGGGATGGTCTTGGGCAGACCGCTTCCGGGGGTATAATCGGGGTTGTCGATTCGGCACGGGCATCTCTTAAGTCCGCCATTGCCGTTGGGAATCTGGCATCTGCCATCCTGTTTGGCATCTTCCTGCTCGTTCATTTCGTCTTTGATGAGGTTGAGATAACGAGTGCGCTGGGTCGCAGATGAGGTGGGAAGGAAGGCAATCTTCCCGTCGGGCTCCTCAATCTGGTTCTTGCAGGGTACGAAGATTGCCCGGAAATTGCGATAACCGAGACGCGCCCAGCCAATCTCAAGGTTGTTTGCTTTGGCATAAGTGATGACAGAGTCATCCGTGATTTCGAGCGGGAAGTAGTAATCAGGCTCGCCGGTAATAGGGTTAATTCTTACATTATTTGACATATTTCGACTCCTTTGGCTTTCGTTTTGCGAAATCCGCCAGAGCCGACATCTATCCGTCAGAAGACAAAAAGACGGCAGCACGAACCCACTATCTCCTTAATGGAGATAATGAGTTCCGCACTGCCGTCGAGCGTTCTGGCGGATTTTCCTGCTCAGTATTTGGTTAGGCCGCTTTGATAATGTTCTCGATGTTCAGAGTTCCATCGGGATTTGCGGTGATGCGAGTAATGCAGCCTTTTCTCGCAATCTCCACTGTCCTGCGGTCGTCACTGTATGCACACACACAATGACCGTCCGCGTTGTCAAATTTGTTAATAAGCGTCACCTCCTTTCAATGGATAAGATAAATGACATTTAATTAAACGAACGGTAAGCTGTTATCAAAAAAAATGGAGTTAAACTCCGACAGGGTGAGATGTAACACCCTCGTGAGGGTGAGCATTTCGTCTGCTTTGAACTTGTTCGTCATACTACACTCCTTGTGGTTCATAGCTTTCTCAGTAATGCCCAGGGAGTCAGCGAGGTCTTTTTGCCGGAGCCCAGCTTCGACCCGCTTGGCTTTGAGCAACCTTACATTCATACAAAATCACCTCCAGTCGTTTATAAGATTGCCTTCAATTATATACATTGAGCAATATGCTCGTCAATAGTTCCAGCCAGTTTTTGGGGCGAAAACTTTCAAAAAACTTTCCGTTATGCGGCATAACGTTTAATTTATATAAAGTATATTGACACGTTTGGAAAGAAATGCTATACTTCCGGTAAGTTGAACAGAGATCCTATGGATTCAACCATTTAACGATTACACTACCACAATGCAGAGAAATTTGCGTGCTATATAACAGGGCAAGTGGTTAGCTATAGAGCAAGTCAGTTGGCGCTGAAATAAGAAAACCAGAAGGGGCGGTCGTTCAACATATGCTGACGCGGGCGGTATCCGCTGTGAGACGGGACGGGCATTGAGACAAAGAACCCTTATAAAAGAATCAAGTAAGCCATATACTGCTAATGCCGGAACGCTGGAACCAAGAGAGCCATGCAGAGCATATGCAAATATATTTTAGAAAGAGGATAATATCATGAACAACACTTTAGGAGGTAGGATCTCTGAACTGCTCGAAAAAAACGGAATGACTCAAAGAGAGCTGGCCGATAAGGTCGGTGTGACAGAAGTTTCCATGAGCCGGTACATTAAGGGCGGCAGAGTTCCGAAGGGACCCATCATTGCAAACATTGCGCTCGCACTGCACACAACCTCGGATTACCTACTTGGTCAGGAAGCCGATGAGGATTCCGAAATCGTGTACTACCGAACACAGCGGGCAATCGCCCGAAATGCCAAGAACTGGAGCCGGAAGCAAAAGGCCGATCTGGTCAACGCTCTCTTTGAGGTCGACTGACTTCAGAAAGGATTCTGCTGATGGCTCGACATGGAAAATTCAGTGATGCCCGATATGAAGAGATCAAACAGGAAGTTCTCTTCATGTTCGAAGAAACGGAAACCGACACCCTCCCCATTGACTGCTTCGAGATAGCCAGGAAGCTACACTACATCCTGCGTCCGTACTCTTCACTTGGCTTCGAGGAATTTCTTGACGCAATGGGGATAAGCTATGAGGGATTCTCCAGGGTAGAGCAAGATCCCGCCACGGGGATGAACCGATACGTAATCTATTACAATGATTTCAGTCATGGTATCAGGAATATCCGATGGACGATTTTTCACGAAATAGGCCATTGCTATCTTGGACACCATGACAATCCTCCCGGCAATGAGCAGTTGGAAGAAGACGAGGCGAATTTCTTCGCCAAGTACGCCATGTGCCCGCCGCCGCTGGTATACGGTACCGATTGCAAATGTCCGCAGGATGTATACGATAAATTCGGAGCGTCTAACGAATTCGCAGGCTATGCGTTTCAGTATTTCCAGAGATGGCTTTACTGCGGTCCGCGCGTGTACCTGCCCTACGAAATACAGCTTTTAAAGTTGTTCCATCTCGTGGCAGCCTAAACAATAAGGGACTTATGGTGAGCCCTTGGTAACAAGATCTCATCATAAGTCCTAATTGTCCACACAATGATGTGGCATGTTGATTTTTACAGAACATTGTGATATGTTCGAAAGTACATTCGGTTAAGATGACTGGCTCATTGCATAAATGCAGATTCGATATGAAGGGAGGTGAGGAAAACAATGGTCAATGTGATAAAAAGACGGGAAGGGAGGAAGATAGAATACGATATCACAAAGATCTGTGAGGCTATTACGAAGGCCTTTGCTGCCGTTGAAGAAATCGACGAGATGGTGGAGGAAACCATCGAAAAACTAAGACGCGCTTTGCTCGGCAATGCATATAAATTGGCGCATTGTGCCATCCACACTTTTTTCAAAATCAAGAGCCAGATAAAAAGTATTGTCTGTTATGACCCGCACATGGGTATCTGGCTGACAATCATTATTTGTATACTGGTCAAAATTCTTACGGAATCATTCCTTGCCCATGCGCATGTGCTCCGGGAGATTTGGACAGCACGTACACAAGAACGCGGCACCGACGGTGACTCCGATAGTGATGCTATGTATATTGTTTTTCGAAACTATATTCCAGTAGAATCACTATGATAAAAAGGAGTTTGATCTATGACACCCTTAGAGAATGGCATCGCGGATTCGATGGAAGAATCCATGCAGACCTACATCCAGTCTGACGAGTATCAGACACAGAAGAATGCCATCAACCAGAAAATGGTAGAGTTTCACAAAGGGCTTAGTGAAGCCCAGCAGAAAGAGTTCAATCAGCTTATTAATATGATAGATGATGCCCATGCAGAATTCGTCGAAAAGGCATATGTTTACGGAGTTGTGAATGGCATCGCCTTAAGAGAACAGGTGCTGAAACCGTAATCTTCCTATTATTAAAAATCAGAATGCCCCGGCAACGGAAACCGCTGCTGGGGCTCTTTTTGTTTAAATACAAATTCTGCTTTGCATATGATAACCATTGCATATATTGGTTTAAAGAATTTAAAGAATTCTATTCCAAATATAGAGTTTTCTTGATTGGGTTTGATATAATATCTGTATCGGTTCTCCCAGTTGTCATCATCGCGACTGGGTGTATGTTATTGTAAGTTGTTTATTAGCCGAAGAACACGTTCAGAAATATACTAAAAAAGAGGGAGTTTAGAATGCCAAACGGAAGAACTATACAAAATAAATTCGATGCCATGAACAAATTATTCTGGTCATCCCAACTTGATTCAGCTGTTACCAAACTCTTAAAGGAAATAAACGATTTATGTCAAATTGAAACGAATGCTATGCAGAGACTTCCTTTAACCAGTAATTCAACTGCGAGAGGGAAGAATTACGTCCTGTTCTCTCACAATAATGGAAAAAAATCTCGTCCTGTAAACATTGATTTATATCAAGAAGGAATGTCGGCTGATATTAATGGCAATTCCAAAGTTGAAGTGTTCTGGGATAATGTATTGTCACAGACAATAGCTCAGCAATCAGCTAGAGATATTACTGCGGCCCTATACGTTATTGCGATGAACTATTGTACCTGTACAGATACCCTTCCAGATTTAAAGCAAAATTCGGGTGCATACTTTGAAAGGTTGATAGGCCACCTTTATGCGAGGCACCTTGGTATAAACCCATCAACAAATTTAAATGCTGTTGAGCTAGATGGAGAGTCGATTGCTTTACCAACGGACTATATTTTTGATCTTGGGGTAGGGAAACCTAAACTGCATATTCCTGTAAAGACCTCCACTCGTGAACGTGTAGTCGAGGTCTGGGCGCAACAAAGAATTTTGGATGGTGCCTTTGGTAATGGTCGCTTTTTCTGTCTCTTAACATGTATAGGCGAAACAAATCTTGGAAAAAATATGACTATAGGGATAACGTGTGTACCGAATCAATGGATGAATTATCAGTTGTTTGTGGCGCAAATCAAGAGAGCTTATTATCTTGACGTTCCGGAAAAATATAGGGAATTGAATAATCGTTTTCCGAAGATCCATGTTAAGGAATTTGGGGAATACTTCCATGAATCTGATCAATTATTTGATTAAGAACAATAAATCAGACCAGCGTTCACATGCTATTTGTGAACGCTGGTCCGATTTAATGTTCCATTATTTCAATGATGTGTTTACCCCAAGCATAAGCTACAAGTGGTGGAACGGCATCTCCAATTTGTTCATATTTGTCCTGCTGAGATCTATCGTCATGTGCAACTAAATATGGACCACCTACAAAATCATATGAATCCGGGAAGCTCTGCAACCGTGCACACTCTCGAACTGTTAGAGCCCGATCTTGCTCAGGGTGAACAAATTCATCCAGAGCATGACTTGTTACGGTAGGACTTGGTTCATCCCAGCGCAGTCGATAATTTCTCTTGACATAGACTACTTTGGGAAGAACTTTTCGCTTCTGTAGATTTTCAAGTTCTTTTGGATCTAAACGAGCGAATAACCCTTTAAGACCTTCACCCTGACGTAAAAGATGAAAACGTTCTATGATGTAAGCGCGGTGATTCATAGGGAGATGGTTTAAAAGTTTATGGTTCTTTGTTCTTCTCCTCCAAAAATCATCATTCTGCATTAAATCTGTATATGAGGACCGTTTACCGGGTAAGTAATCGGGGTTTTCTGTCCAAGTGTTTGCTACGACTGGAGGTATATCACAGAAAGCATCTTCTACAGTAACATTCTGAGTTGTGATTTGCGTTGGTGCTGATATGATATCCCTTGGATTTCTTGATGCAAGAATGAAGAACCGCTTTCTCTTTTGAGGTACCCCATATTTTTCTGAATCGATGATGAATTGGCAAAAATTTGAGTATCCAGCCTCACATAATTCCTTTTTTAATACATCCAAAACAAGTATCTTCGAGTCTTTTGCAACTCGTTTAGTAGTGATCATTGGGACGTTTTCAAAAAGAATCATACGTGCGTTTGCAATTTTGGCAATTCTAATCCCTTCTCTGAAAAGAAATTGCCTATCATCGTAAGCGGCGCGCGACGAGTTCCCTGCTGTTGAAAATGTTTCGCAAGGCATGCCAGAAGTTACCAAGTCGACACCAGTGTCTGGGATATATGGTAAAATTTGGTCTTCAGTGACATCTCGGATGTCTGAATGAATAACATGAACTTCCGGATGGTTTGCAGAGTAAGTATCAACACAGCTTTTAATGAATTCAATTGCTAATAGTGTTTCAAAACCGGCTGCATGAAGGCCGGTGCAAATTCCGCCGGGACCACTGAAGCAATCAATATGTGTGTATGGCATAATCTGACTCCTTCCTTGCCTTTTCTGACGTTTGACGGGCGAGAAGGATATACTGAGTTTGGATGCAAAAATGATTGGGATGAAAAGAATACTACTGACTGTCTCCTATCGTATTGCTATACTCATCATGTAATCTCCTCAATGAAACGTCAACTAAGGTATTAAGAATACAGGGACAAATATAGCATTTTGCAGGAAAGTTATCAAGTTAAGATATTAGCTTAACCATGATTAATCCTTCTTATAGAACTCACACTCATATCCATCCGCTCTCAACAATAATCCCTCTATCCAGGGAGGCGTCTGCCCCATCTTGTCGCAGATCTCTTGAAGAGATACATCGGGAGGGCACTCGATGATCAGCTCGTCATGTACCGATCCCACGATGAAGCAGTCCCGGAGGGTCTTCATGGCATAAGCCAGGATGTCCCGCGATATCGCCTGGACGCAGTTTTCAGTGACTTTTGGACCATAAGTTTCCAAACGGGTCCACTTTCCCAGATTGATGCCTTCATAGGTGACACACTCGGAGCCAAAGCGGTTCATGCCGATGCGGGGCTTGGCGTAGGAGAGCCGTCTGCCGGATGGAAGATTGATAAACAGCATTCCGCTCTGATAGTAGAAGCGAAAGCCACGGGAGGTGACTGAGGTCTTGTACAGGACCGCCTTTTTCACCGCGGCGTCTATGTCCCACCAGAATCTGGTGATATGAGGGTTCGCCCGACGCCACGCATCGACCAGCGGCTGGAGCTCTTCCTCCGTCAGACCCATCTCGAGAGCTCCCATCGACTTAAGGGCACCGATGGATCCGCCGTAGCCAAGGGCGAGTTCGGCAATTTTGCCCTTCTGCCTGAGATGGCCGTTCACGCCATGCTTCTCGACCTTGACATGGAACATCCTCGAAGCGGAGCTGCAGTAGATGTCTTTGCCTTCCCGGAACACATCTATACGCCACTGTTCCCCGGCGAGGAAACTCAACACCCTGGCTTCGATCGCACTGAAATCCGAAACAACGTATCGGTATCCCGGCTTGGGAATGAACGCTGTGCGGATCAGCTCCGAAAGGACGCTGGGAATGTTGTCGTATAAAAGTTCCAGTGCTTCGAAATTCCCATCGCGGACAAGACTCCTCGCCTCTTCCAGATCCTCCATGTGGTTCTGGGGCAGGTTCTGTAGCTGAATGATGCGGCCTGCCCATCGCCCGGTCCTGTTCGCACCGTAGAAGGCGAACATTCCCCTGGCGCGGCCGTCGGCGCAGACTGCGTTCTGCATTGTGCGGTACTTGCTGACGGATGCTTTGGCGAGCTGCTGACGGCAGGAGAGTACTTCCGCGACATCTTCATCGGCATTGCGCAGCAGTTCCCCGACGGCCTTCTTGTCCAGAGACTCCGCATCGATGCCTTTGCCAGAGAGCCAGTCCTTCATCTGTACGACGCTGTTGGGATTCTCAAGTCCGGTGGCCTTCCGCATCCGGGAGAGGAGGGAAGACTTGGTCATGGCATCGATGTCGATGGCCTGCTTGACCAGAGCCATATCCACGAGGATACCCCTGTCGTTGATCTGCTGGTCGAGATGGTACTCGTCCCAGACGAAATCCGGTACGGGAAACTTGGCAAGACGGGCCTTGATGCCAAGTTCAACCTCTACATCGCGCTTGTTGTATCTCTTGAATAGATCCCATTTCTCGGGGGCATGATGCGGAAGGTTCCGCGTCCGGCCCCCGTTCTTTTTTGTGGGACGGCAGGGCTTGCAGAAATACTTGATAAGGTCCGCGCCTTCCTCCATTTTCTGCTCGTCCAGCTTCAGCACCGCGCCGATGCCCTTGAGGGACAGCGGCAGCCCCATGTACGCTCCCCAAATGCGGGAGCATTTCCAGGAGGACGGGTCGAGGTATCCCCCGACTGAGTCCTCTGGGACACCGTAGCTCCTGAAATGCTCCGAGTGATGCCGCCGCAGCCAGTTTGACAGGCAGACACGCTCAAACTGTGCGTTGTACGCCCACTTCTCTACATCAGCGTCCGTCAGCGCGGCGAGTATCTCCTCCGGCACTTCTTCCCCACATGCCACATCCACCACCTTCACGGGACCCTCGTTGACGGAATAGCCGAACAGCAGGATCTCGAAGTCCGGACTTTCCGCATACTTGTAGACCCCGCATTTTACCAGGTCGACGCTGGAAAAAGTTTCGAGATCGCAGGACAAAGTCTTTATCAGTTCCATCCAGATTTGTCTCCTTCATCTTTATAAAAAGGGACGGCGGTTTTGCCGCCATCCCGGTTCCGGTCAATGGTCTCAGTCACAAATGGTCCTGGTTTCCCAGGGAAGCCAGAGCTTTCCGAAGTGGCCTCCGGAGGATACTTCGTTATAATCCACATCCAAAAGATGCAGAAACCTGATGATGCCTCCGGGAGTGAGGTCGTATGTACCGACATATTTGTCGATTAATTCGAGGTCACACCGTGCGGTGCCGAAGGTGTCGACAGACACAGATACGGGTTCCGCTTTGCCGATGGCGTACGCGATCTGCACCTCGCACCTGTCACAGCAATTGTTCCTAACAAGGCCGGTGGCGATCCTGCGGGCCATGTACGCGCCGGAGCGGTCGACCTTGGAGGGATCCTTCCCGGACAGCGCGCCGCCCCCGATCCTGCCCACGCCGCCGTAGGTGTCGCAGGCGAGTTTGCGTCCGGTCACGCCCGTGTCCGCGACGGATCCGCCGACCGTGAACTTCCCGGTGGGGTTGACGAGCTTCTCGAAGTCGTCGTTCAGGCCGTACTCCGCGGCCGTGAGCACCATCAGGCTCTCGATGATGGCGCGGAAGTCATCGACCTCGCTGCAGGGCGTGTGCTGGACGGAGCAGAGGAAGGTGGTGATGCGCCCCGTGTCATAGTCGTAACTGACCTGGGCCTTCGCGTCGGGCAGAAGCATGGGAGCCTTCAAGTCTTTCAGCAGGTCGATGAAGCGCGTTGCGACCGCGAACGGGATGGGCAGCAGTTCCGGAGTCTCATTGGTGGCATAACCGTACATGACGCCCTGGTCGCCGGCGCCGCCCGTGTCCACTCCCATGGCGATATCCGGGGACTGGCGGGTGATGAGGGTGTAGACTTTCACCTTGTCAAACTGGCCGGCGATGCCGATACTCTCGAAGACTCTGCCGACCAGCTTTGCGTAGTCCGGTTCATGCCCGCTGGTGATCTCCCCGGCGATGACCACGACATTACTCTTGATAAGCGTCTCCACGGCTACCCGGCTCTCCGGGTCTTTGCGGAGGCACTCGGCGACTACGGCATCGGAGATCTGGTCACAGATCTTGTCGACGTGACCACGGGATACCTGCTCACAGGTAACTACATTACTCATTTTCAGATTCCTCCTCAGAACGATCTTTTCTAAAACGGTCCCTGACCTTCTTCACGATCCACTTCACGCCAGAAACGATCCAGAATCCGTATGACAGGATGGCGACGCCTACCATCGAGAAGAAAACACAGTATACCAAGAGCATCTTGACATGCTCATAAGCAAAAAACTCAGCCATGATATTTTCCTTTCTTTACCCGGACGGCGGGAGTCCCATGACGGGATCCCCGCCGCCCTTTATTGTCTTTAGTCCAGGAAGTCCTCGTCTTCCTCGGTCGCGAAATCGTCCTCGGCGCGGGACTTGCCACCCAGGGGAGTGCCGTCCGAAATTTTCTGCAAATTGTTCAGGCCGCAGCCGATGCCCTTGTTGCCATTAACGTTGTAGGCATACAGGTTGATGGACGCGCGGCCCTTCACGCCGCTGTACATCTCGGAGCGGATCAGGATAGGCTGGCGGTCCGCGTCAACGATGCCGGGAGCGGTGTCCGAGTTGGCGTTGATGAACCAGCAGCCCCTGTAGGCCTCATCGTTCGGGCGGTCCTTGTCGCCGTCCCGAAGCGGGGTGCGGATAGCGGACAGCGCGGGGACGGACTTTCCGTTGCCCTTCAGCTTGGACGCGCCCTCCTCATAAGCCGCCTGGATGGCGGCGCGGATGCGCTCCACGGTCTTCGTGTCACTCTTGGGGATGATCAGGCTGACGGAGAACTTGGGCTTGCCTCCGTCAGGAGCAGCCTTCGGCTCCCAGCAGTTCAGGTAACTGAAAGTGCAGACGCCGGTGATGACTTTGGTAGGATTAACAAACTTTGCCATAATGACTAATCTCCTTCTAAAATATTGAGTCTGGCATATTTACCATGTAATTTTTCTGCCGCCTTGTTATATGCAAGAGCGGCTTCTTTTTCCGTGTTGAATAATCCGAGATATCTTCTCTTGCCATTTACTGTTATACGGCTTACCCATTTAGCGCGTTCTCCTCTCCACGTAACTCCTTTAAATCTGGAGTGTCTTATACCCGGATGAGCGGGGGTACGTGCTTTTGAGTTAAATGTGTTTTGCTGAATAGTTGCAAAACGCATATTTGAACGTCTGTTGTCAATAGGATTGCCGTTTATATGATCGACCACATAGCCAGGAGGGGGCTTGCCGAGTATTGCATGGTGCATCTTAATGGTGATATGTGCTCCATTTTCAAAATAGTCACGGGCGGCATAACCATCTCCGTGAAGATGCCACTTGTAGGGAATTACCAAGGACGCATCTTCAGAATCGACCAGTGCTATGGCACCGCGAGAAAGAGGAATTTTCAATACATCATTCATTTTTGAAATCTTCTTCTGCTGTGTTTTTCATTGCGGGACGCTTGTCTGACTTGGGGACCAGCGCGGGCTTCCCGCGGGGCTTGTACGTCAGGCCGCCGAGCAGTTCCTCGAACTTCTTCTTCCCCAGCATTGAGGTCATGGCGGTGACGCCTCTGACCTTCCGCTCCCAGGGATCGTACCCGGCAGCTTCGACCGCCTTCGCTACATCATCTTCGGATGTGTATTTCCTGTTGCTGCGGCCCTCGACGATCTTGAAGTGCTCATATTCCTTCCCTTTGAGGGCTTCCGCGAGGGCGTATTCCTTGACGTCGGCCGCCCATCCCGTCAGGCGGTCGACCATCATAAGGATGGCGTCGATCTCATAATCCTCGAGTTCCGCGGGCATCGCGAAGTCGTACTTCGCCGCCTCGAGGTTGTACTCGGCGCGCTTGCGGCAGGTGGCCTTGACCCGGCAGAACCGGCAGTGGTCGCCGGCTTTGAACTCCCCCTTGCCTTCGAGCGCGAGCTTCGCGGTGGGAGCCAGCACATCGTCCGCCCAGGACAGGAGGTCTTCCTTGCTCATGGTGAAGTCCGATACAGACTCGCGCCTGGGCTGGTAGATGACCATTTTCACAGAGCTCACGTCGTAGATGCCGTCAAACATCTCCAGGGCGCCCAAGCAGTAGCACATGAGCTGCGGATTTCCTCCGAACTCCTCGGAGGAGGCGCTGACCGGGACTCCGGTCCCGTGCTTGTAGTCGATCACCTCAAGCTCGCCGTCCGACAGGATGATGCAGTCCGCGGTGCCTCTGCAGCCGGGCACCCAGCGGGAGATGTCCACCCTCTGTTCCACGAACACCAGGGCGTCCGGGCAGGACTCCTTCGCCCGCTCGTATTCCTCCATTACAAAGGAAGCGTATCCCTCGGCACACGACTGCATCTCGGTGTTGTAATATTCGAGGTCCTCAGTCGGGTCTTCCGCGTTCCGTCCGAGGGCCTTTTCCACCAGATAGGCGCACAGCTCATGGGCGCATGTGCCTTCGGCGGCGTAGGGGCTGGTCTGGTCGGCAGCCTTGGCGCAGAGCATCAGGCTCGGCGGGCAGTTCAGGATGCGGTGGCTGGCTGACGGGGAGAAAATGCTGTGCGCGCTCATACGATCGCCTCCAGGTCCGCCATGAGGGCGGGGTAATCCTCCTCCTTCACGCCGGAGAGTTTTTCCGCTCCGTATCCGGCGATCAGCTCTTTGACCTGCGCGGTGTATCCGGCATGGGACTTTGCCGAGAAGGCCTTCCTGACCTCCACGAAGGTGTACTTCCTTGTTTCCTCTGCCTGGGGCGGGGCGGGTTCCGCGGGAGTCTCCCGTGCGGCCATTTCCTCCGGCTCCGGCTCGCCCGTGAACATCTCCCTGATGGCGTTCGCCGTCTGGATCAGGGCTTCGCCGCAGGCCACAAGCTCGTCGAGCGCCTGCGAAAGTTCCTTCATCCTGCTCATCTTATCGAACCTCCGTTGATGATCATTTCTCCGATATAAATATCGTGCTTGGTGATGGTGATGGGATAAGGCCGGGAAACGCCCATCCCGTAGGGGTTCCTGTGGGGCATCACCAGTCCGCAGAGGAATGCAGGGTATTCGGCGGTGATCTTCACCGGAACTTCCATTCCGCTCCAGGAATTTCTGTCCGTCTTCTCATTCCCGGCCTTTACCCGGACCGTCTGGCCAGCCAGGCCGTAATGCCTGTCTCTGTAACCTTCTTTGATCATGTCTTGACTCCTTATTTACATCTTTTTTACAAGTTTCCCTGTCTGCCGCTGTGCGGTAAGGGGCTCGCCCCTGCAGCGCGGCATATCATGCATCCTGTACACGCCCGCTTCTCCTTTCAGTGATGCCTTACTGCCTCTCTGGTTCCTAAAAGAGAAAAGCCGGGCGTTTTTACGAAAATTTTTTTGAATTTTTTTTTTGATGAAAAACAGCCCGTTTCCCTTTCCACTTCCTGAAAGAGAAAAACAGGCTGTTTTGCCGAAAACTTTTTTAAAAATTTTTCGTAAAAAATGGTTCCTCTTCTCTTTTAGGAAATGAGGGGAGCAGACCCTTCAAATCTGAAGAAAGGAGGAAGGAACCATGAATGCTTATAAGACCAGAAACAACGCCGCGGCCGGAAAGATTTCCTTAATAAAGGAAGACATGCCGCTCGTGTATGTGGCGTCACCGTTCTCTGGGGACGTGGAGAAGAACGTCATGAACGCGCGGCGTTATTGCAGGTTCGCCGCGAAGAGCGGGGTGGTCCCCCTGGCTCCGCATCTGCTGCTTCCGCAGTTCATGTCGGAGAAGACCGAGAGGGAAGCCGCCATGCTCATGAACCGGACGATCCTCGGAAGGTGCGACGAGCTCTGGATGTTCGGCGACAGGATCACGGACGGAATGGCGTGGGAATGGGTAAGGGCGAGAGAGCTTGGGATGCCCATCCGTTACTTCACGGATGACTGTAGGGAAAAAAGACGGAGGTAAAGATATGAAGCTGACCATTTATACGGCTGACTGCGCGGGCAACGAGACCAACTGCCTGTATCCGCACCGGACCGACGTCACGAACGCCGTGGAACTGGCGGCGGCGGTCGCGTATGACCACGTCGGCGCGAGGTATATGAACAATTACCGCAGTAATGACAATTTCATGGAAGCCGCGGTCATCGAGATGGACGTTGACAACGATCACTCGGAGGACCCGGCGGAGTGGGTGACGCCGGAGAAGCTGGCCGGGGATCCCGACTTGGGCGACGTCGAGTTCGCCACAACGCCGAGCCGTCACAACATGCTCCCTAAGGAGGGGAAGTCGGCGCGCCCCAGGTTCCACTTCCACGCCCCCATCGAGCTGTGCGAGAGCGCGGAGAAGATCAAGGCCATGAAGACGGCACTGCAGAAGAAGTATCCCTTCTTTGACGATAATGCCCTGGATGCCGGCCGGTTCATGTACGGGACCCGCATCACGGAGGACGAGGTGTACTGGCACGAGGGATTCCTGACGGTGGATGAGATCCTTACAGACCTGGATTACACGCCGGAGGATACGACCGCAGCGCCCGCGGCGGGAGGCGCGATCCTGGAAGGGGCGAGGAACAACACCATGTCCCACTTCGCAGGACGGGTGCTGAAGAAATACGGAATCTGCGACAAGGCGCACGACCTGTTCCTGGAACGCGCCTCGAAGTGCGAGCCGCCGCTCCCCACATCGGAGCTGAATACTATATGGAAGAGTGCCGTCAAGTTCGCCCAGAAAGTCCAGGCGGATCCCAAGTATATCCCGCCGGAGGAATACAACAACGAGTTCGGCTCCGGGAGGATGAAGCCGGAGGATTACTCGGACATCGGGGAAGCGCGGGTGCTGGCCGCGGAATGCGCCGGGACTCTGAGATACACAAGCGCCACGGACTACCTGGCCTTCGGCGGCGACCGCTGGTATGAGAACAAGGAGAAGTCCCTCGGCGTCGTGGAGGCTTTCCTGGACGCCCAGCTTTCCGATTCGCAGGAAGCTATCGCGGCCGCGGAGGACGCGCTCATCGCCACAGGGATCGATGAGGACATCGTCAAAGGGCATGGCAAGGAGCTGGCAAAGGAGGTGCCGGACGACAAGCTCGGCCTCTTGTACGCGCTGCTCGGCGCGATTACCTACCAGAAGTTCGTCATGAAATACCGCAACTATAAGAACATCGTCAACACCATGAACGCGGCGAAGCCGATGGTCGCCATCGATGTCTCGGAGCTGGACTATGACGCGGAGCTGCTGAACACGCCTGCCGGGACTTACGACCTTACGAAGGGCCTTGACGGACTCGCGCCGCACGATCCCGATGACCTTATCACCAAGATTACCTCCTGTGCTCCCGGCGACAGGGGCATGAATCTCTGGCAGGACACGCTGCGCCTTTTCTTCTGCGGGGACGGAGAGCTTATCGATTACGTCCAGCGCATCGTGGGTCAGGCCGCCATCGGGCGCGTCCACGAGGAGCATATGATCATCGCCTATGGCGGCGGGGCCAATGGCAAGAGCACGTTCTGGAACACCATCGCCAGGGTGCTCGGCAACTACAGCGGCAAGATCTCCGCGGAGGCTCTGACCATGAACTGCAAGCGGAACGTGAAGCCGGAGATGGCGGAACTGAAGGGCAAGCGCCTCATCATCGCGTCCGAGCTTGAGGAGGGTACGCGCCTGAACACCGGCATGGTAAAGCAGCTCTGCAGCACCGACCCTATCCAGGCTGAGAAGAAGTACAAGGATCCGTTCAGCTTCGATCCGTCGCACACGCTGGTGCTATACACGAACCACCTTCCTAAAGTGTCCGCTAACGATGACGGCACCTGGAGGCGGCTCATCGTCATCCCCTTCAACGCCAAGATTACCGGGAAGTCCGATATCAAGAACTTTGCGGACCATCTCTTCAACGAGTCCGGGGAGGCCATCATGAAGTGGATCATCGAGGGAGCGGCGAAGGCTATCGCTTCTGATTACCGCACGATGAAGCCGAAAGTCGTGCGCGAAGCCATAAATGCGTATCGTGAGGAAAATGACTGGCTCGGGCAGTTTCTCGAAGAGCACTGTGATGTGGATCCCGCATATTCCGAAAAGTCTGGGGAACTTTATCAGACATATCGGAGCGCTTGCATTTACAGCGGGGAATATATCCGCAGTACCACGGATTTCTATGGAAGCCTGGATAAAGCAGGGTTCAAAAGACGTAGGAAGAGGGAAGGCAGGTACGTCATTGGATTGAAACTGAAGGACGGGCAGGACTTTCTGGACTGATTGTGACAGGGGGTCAGGGGTGCGCCAGTAATGGCAAAAAATGACGGTCAGCAACGTCATATCCAAAAACTCCCCTGATTCAAACACAGCTTTTGTGACACTCTCGATGGTCTATTATAAAAAGTCCCTATAGGGAAAAAATTATAAAAAATATCTATATAGAGGTTTTTAGGAATGAGCATCGAGAGCGTCACATATTCAAACAATGGCCATTGATGGAGGTGACGGCGTGGGTGAGGAAAAAAGCATCGAACAGAAACTGGTGCGCGCCGTGAAAGGGCGCGGGGGGATATGCCCCAAGCTGGTCAGCCCCGGATTTGACGGGATGCCGGACCGCCTGGTCCTCCTTCTCGGGGGGAGGATTGGCTTCGTGGAGATCAAGGCTCCCGGCAAAAAGCCGCGTCCCATCCAGGAGTCGCGGCACCGGCTCCTCCGGCAGCTTGGCTTTAAGGTTTACGTCCTGGACAGCGCGGAGGACATCCCCACAGTCCTTGACGGGATAGGAGATTTTGATGGCAAATGTGATGATCCTGCCGGATGGCAGGAATGAGACTATATTCGATATGCGGGACTTCCTTCGTCTTTTGGAGGAATACATGGGCTTCGAGGCGAGGAGCTGGCTTGAAGAGTGGCTGGCTGACAGGGAAGACGACGCCGGATACATCGAAGAGCTGGAAAAGGAAGCGGACGGACTCCGCGCCCGGCACAGGGAGGTCATGGAGGAACTGCGGACGCACAGCGAAACCATAGCCCGGCTTATCCGCGGGAAGGAGATCGACCGGAAGGCGCTGTCCGCGGCGGCGGGAAGCATCGGATGTATTACGGGAAGGGAGGCCGGCAGGTGATGGAATTTAAGCCCCACGCGTATCAGGAGTACGCCATCGACTATATCAAGACGCATCCGGTCGCGGCCATCTTACTTGGCTGCGGACTTGGCAAGACGAGCATAGCCCTGACAGCTATCGACGACATGCTGCACGACAGCTTCGAGATCAGGAAAGTCCTTGTGGTGGCGCCGATCAGGGTCTGTACGAGCAGCTGGCCGGACGAGATCCGGAAGTGGGACCATCTGTCCGACATCCGCTTTTCCGTCGCGGTCGGAACAAGGGTCGAACGGCTCGCCGCCCTGAAAGCGGACGCAGAGGTGTTCATTATCAACCGCGAGAACCTCCCCTGGCTTGTGGAGCAGAGCGGGCTTCCCTTCGACTACGACATGTGCGTCTTGGACGAGCTTTCAAGTTTCAAGAACTGGCAGTCCAAGAGGTTCAGGGCCTTCATGAAGGTCAGGCCCCGGCTCAAGCGTGTCGTGGGAATGACGGGAACGCCCAGCGGCAACGGCCTGATGGATCTCTTCGCCGAATACAGGTGCCTCGACATGGGCGAGAGACTTGGCAGGTTCATCGGAAGGTACCGCACCGAGTTTTTTGCCCCCGACCGCAGGAACGGCAATATCGTGTATTCCTACAAACCGCTGCCTGGAGCGGAGGACGAGATCTACCGCAGGATCGGGGATATCACCATCAGCATGAAGTCCGCCGACTACCTGGATATGCCGGAACTGATCGAGTCGGATTACCCGGTCACCCTGGACGCCGCCGAGCGGGAGAAGTACGACGCCATGAAAAAAGACCTCATCCTCCGGCTTCCCGGAGGCGAGGTCACGGCGGCGAACGCTGCGTCCCTGTCCGGGAAGCTCTCCCAGATGGCGAACGGAGCGGTGTATTCGGACGACGGCTCCGCGACCGTCATCCACGACAGGAAGCTGGACGCGCTGGAGGATATCATTGAATCGGCGAACGGCAGTCCCGTCCTGGTGGCTTACTGGTACAAACACGACATGGAGCGGATCTCGGACAGGCTCCGTAAGCTGCGTATCCCCTTCGGCAGGCTGGACACGCCCGAGGACATCCGCGCGTGGAACAACGGGGAGTACCCGGTGATGCTGATACACCCGGCCTCCGCGGGACACGGACTGAACCTTCAGCAGGGAGGCAGCACCATAGTCTGGTTCTCCATCCCCTGGTCGCTGGAGTTGTACACCCAGACCGTGGACCGTCTTTTCCGCCAGGGGCAGAAGTCTGGGACCGTGTCCGTCATCCATATCATAGCGAAGGACACCATCGATGGGAGGATCGTAAAAGCCTTAAAAGACAAGGACGATACCCAGACCGCATTGATTGACGCCGTGAAGGCGGCGCTTTGAACAGAGATAGGAGGAAGACATATATGACGAGCAAGGAATATCTCCGGCAGGCGTACCGCCTCGACCTTAAGATCAGCAGCGACATCGAGGAGGTGACGCGTCTGCGGGAAATGGCGGGCAGCATCTCCTCACCGCTTCAGGGAGACAAGGTACAGACGTCTTGTAAAGGTGACGCGCCCTTTGTCCGCGGCGTGGAGAAGATCATGCGGCTGGAGGACAAGATCAACAGGGAGATCGACACCCTGGTCAGCCTTAAGAGCCAGATGCGGGATGTGATCGCCGCGGTCCCCGACACTGACGAGAGGATGGTGCTGAGGTACCGCTACATCCATAACATGACCTGGGAACAGATCGGGAATGAGCTGAACGCCGACAAGTCGACTATACGGAGATGGCACGGCGCCGCGCTCATGCATGTGGTCCTGCCGGACCATCCGATAGAGATCTATTAAATTCGCCCCAAATGAGCATTTTTGAGCAGAGATAAGCACCCCGCGTTTGTGATATAGTATAATCAGCGAAAAATCAAACGAGCCCCGCGGTTTCGGCCAGCGGGGCTTTTATGTTGGAGGGAGTGATGGTTATGCCGAGGACGCCGGATCATCCCTGCGCACACCCCGGCTGTCCGAAGCTGGTGCCCGGGGGAAAGAAATACTGCGAGAAGCATAGGGCTCTGCACCCAGAGGAGGTACGGCCTGCAGCCAGCCGTGGATATACGGCTGCCTGGCGTAAGGCAAGTAAAGCATTCCTCCGTGATGTCCAGCCGCTGTGTCAGGAATGCCTGAAGGAAAGTCGATACACGAAAGCGACGGTCGTTGACCACATCGTCCCGCACCGCGGAGATTCAAAGCTGTTCTGGGACAGGTCGAATTGGCAGGGGCTCTGCAAGCGGTGCCATGATCGGAAGACGAGGAGGGAGGACTGTTACAAGGAGTACCGATACTGACTCTATGGAAGTTCATTGTTATTGTGCTAAACAGATGAAGTGTGTTTATGTTTTGCGACATTCATTAGCTATTGAGTAGAAAGGATGCATAGAATTTCCTTTAGGAATCCAACGATTGCTAACTTGATGTGTTGTTTTATTTCGTTTCCCAGAGAGTTTGTGGTTTTGAATGGCAGTCATTGCTGTTTATTAACTACTGGCAATTATCACATTATAATCCTATAATAAGAACATCGTGTATCTATAATTGGTTAATAATGCCCTCAAAGTTTTAATGGTATCATTAATTAAAGACAGGCAAAATTTAGGAGTTATAGGATATGAGAAAAGTGGTGTTCGACAAAGAAACTTTTATAGATTTAGATAAGAAATTACAATATTTAGGCTATAGAGGAATAAAGAATTATTATGCTTTTAAGCATTTATTATATGCTATTGTTCTGTGGGATAAAATACTTGTTCTGCCAGATTCGCCAACATTTTCACGTAAGTATCCAATTGATCTAAAAGCTTATGGATGCACTGATGCTACGAATATATTAAAAAAAATACATAAGAATCCCTACTACATTTATGATTTATATGAAAAAATAAGACAAGAGTTATATGAAGAAAAATTCAACTTTTTCTTCCCTCACTCTAATCTTAAAAAACAGCGTACTTTGCAAAGTGTTCGGGATGTATTGTTTTATCTTTCGCTGAGCAATGAACTTGATTCCGGCTTGTTTTTGTCAGAATACCGACAATCTTTGGCACATTCATTCAATATTTCTCCACGTAGTATTGTTACCCGAAAAGATGTTATTGAGCTAATTGATAAAGAAGTCTTGGAATATTATAGAGACTTCTGTGAGCGATATGGAACAAATAATATTAGCATTGATGCACCTCTGTTGGTTGACTATGTGTGTGATTATACTGATTCTTTTAGTGATGCTATTAAAGTTGCTAAAGATATTGCAAAAGAACCTATGGTTAGAGAATTTCGAAAGACTATGTTCTGCATAGAAGAAAGTGCCAAGCGTGGTGACTTTTTAGAAGTAGAAAAGTATCTATCCCCTATTAAAGAAATTGTTCCCGATATCGTAAATCAATTTAGAACAAAAAAAACTAGTTTCACGTTACAATTTGCTCCGTCAATTTCAGGAGAATCATTTTTACCATCAGTAGAAAAGGAGTTCTCATTTAATATCAGAGGTATACTGGATAGGAAACATAGACAGCATGTAACTTTCTTATATGACTTAGCTTTGTTTGGACTTATGCAAAGACTTGATGTAACTAATGGCTATCAGTAAAAACAATGAATGGATAACTCAATAATTATTAAGTTGAGAAGATTATTGTTACAAAACCAGCTATCAGGCGATTAATATTATAGGTTATTATTAGGAATGCTATAGCTATAATAAAAAGAGCGGATGTGTGGGGCGGGGTCACTTCTCTACGGTGAAGTTCCCCATGACCGCCGCCCCCTCAAACGCAAAAAACCGCGAAATTGATAGCCCGGGGATCAGGAGGGCCTTCCGCAAAATCGAAAAATACATATAACAGGCAGGAAGCAAGCGGAAAACAGAGTTTTTCCGGTGCCGAAACGCCGCCCGATAAGGCAGTGATGGAGTCATCTCCACCGCTGCCTTTTTTGATGGAGTTTCGTGCCGCGCCGGGATGGCGTCAGATATTTCGTGCCAGGGAGATAACACATGAAGATTGACTATGAGGACCCGGACCTGAGCGAGTTCCTTGCCGCCTGCGCGAAACAGTTCTGCCCGTGGTGCGGCGCTCCGATCGTATCGAACCGCCTGGGAAGGAAGAAGAAGTTCTGCTCGGACAAATGCCGCTGGGCGTTCTGGAAATTCGAAACACGTCACAAGGATGTAAAACTGAAGATGGAGGCAAGGCTTAATGAAAACAGCCGAACTGAAGGTGCTGCCGGTCACCGAACTGAAACCGGCCGAGTACAACCCGCGCAAAAAGCTGAAGCCGGGCGATAGGGAATACGAGAAGATCAAAAACTCCATTCAGGAGTTCGGGTTCGCCGACCCGCTGGTGGTGAACGCCGACATGACGATCATCGGCGGCCACCAGCGGCTGACCGTAGCTATGGATATCGGCTTCACCGAGGTGCCCTGCGCTGTAGTCGATATCGACAAGGTCAGGGAGCGGGCGCTGAACATTGCGTTAAACCGCATCACGGGCTCGTGGGACGAGGATCTCCTGGCAGACCTCCTGAAGGACATCCAGGATTCGGATTTTGACCCTGGTTTCACCGGCTTCGACCCTCCGGAGATCGAGACGCTCTTCAACAAGGTGCACTCGAAGGATGTGTCTGAGGACGATTTCGATGTGGAAGCTGAACTGAAGAACCCCGTGTTCTCCAGGGAGGGCGACCTTTGGTGCCTCGGGAAGCACCGGGTCATCTGCGGGGACTCCACTGACGGGAAGGCATACGGCATCCTGATGGACGGGCAGAGGGCGAACCTCGTCCTGACCGATCCCCCTTATGGAGTCGATGTGGAGGAGACCGCGGGCAAGATCAGGAACGACAACCTCCCGGACGCTGAGTTTTACGACTTTCTCCTGTCCGCTTTCCGGTGCATGCACGCCAACCTCGCGGATGACGGGAGCATCTATGTGTGGCACGCCGATACGAAGGGACTGATCTTCCGCAGGGCGTATGAGGAGGCGGGCTTCTACCTGTCCGGTTGCTGCATCTGGAAGAAGAACTCGCTCGTCCTCGGACGGTCCCCTTACCAGTGGATCCATGAGCCCTGCCTGTTCGGCTGGAAACTGAATGGACGTCACCAGTGGTATTCGGACCGCAAGCAGGTAACAGTATGGGAATACGACAAACCGAAAGCATCGAAAGAACATCCTACAATGAAACCTGTGGCGTTGATGAGCTATCCGATCAGGAACAGCAGCATGACCAACGGCATCGTGCTCGACCCGTTCCTGGGGAGCGGTTCCACACTGATCGCCTGCTGCGAAACGGACAGGGTCTGCCGCGGCATCGAACTCGATCCGAAGTTCGTGGATGTGATCGTGAAGAGGTACCTGTCCTGGTGCGGAGAGCACGGAGCCGCGGAGGATGTGTATGTGATCCGTGACGGACAGAGGCTCACATTCGATGAGGCATGCGCCGTAATGGAGGACGCTGAAAATGGATAAAAGAACACTGACCCTCGGTAGCCTGTTTGACGGCTCCGGGGGTTTTCCTTTGGCTGGGATCCTCTCTGGCATCGAGCCGGTCTGGGCCTCGGAAGTGGACCCGTTCGCCATCAGGGTCTCGACAAAGCGCCTGCCCGGGATGATCCATTACGGGGATGTGTCCGCGCTGTCCGGCGCGGAACTGCCGCCCGTGGACATCATCACATTCGGCAGCCCCTGCCAGGATATGTCCGTAGCGGGGAAAAGGGCGGGGCTTGACGCGGAACGGAGCGGCCTGTTCCACCAGGCTGTCCGCATCATAAAGGAGATGAGGGAGAAGACCAATGGAGAGAAACCGAGATACTGCGTCTGGGAGAACGTCCCGGGCGCTTTTTCCAGCAACGGCGGGGAGGACTTCAGGTCGGTCCTCGAAGCGGTCATCGGCATCAAAGAACCGTCCTGCGAGGTGCCTGCGCCTGATAAGAACGGATGGCCTTACGCCGACGTATACCTGGGAGACGGATGGAGCGTGGCTTACCGCCTTCTCGACGCTCAGTTCTGGGGCGTTCCCCAGAGAAGAGCAAGGATCTTTCTTGTCGCAGATCTTGGAGGAGAACGTGCCGGCGACATACTATTTAAGTCCGAAGGCCTGTCAGGGTATTCTGCGGAGGGCTTCGAGGCGTGGAAAAGAGCTGCCCGGCATCCTGAAAGCGGCGTTGGAGAGGCAGGCGGCATCTGCCTGAACGACCAGGGCGGCGACAGGATGAATGTGTCCGTGGGTGTGTCCGGGACGCTGCGCGCGCAGGACCACGGGCATCCTCCCATAGTGATGGCGGCTGGCTTCTGCACGGAGCATTCCGCGAAGGCCAGGTCCATCGGCTATGAGGTGGAAACGTCCCCCACGCTGCGTGCCGGGGTAGTCCCGGCAACAGTGTATGAGAACCATTCCCAGGACTCCAGGTACACCGGGCCGCTCGACACTGCCCCTACGGTAAACGCCACCTATGGTATGGGCGGAAACAACCAGCCCTTCGTAGTGGAGCAGGCACCCGTCCCTTACACACTGAAGATCCGCTGCGGGAAGGAAGGCGGCGGAAAGGGAGCTCTGGTACAGGAAGACCTGTCAGCCACACTCGCTACAAACAACGACCAGACGCTTTTCGCGCCCTCCGCGTTCAGCATAGGCGCCGCCAACAGCGAGGGCATGCTCTCAGGTAATCCGTATGCCGGCATCTACGAAGCGGAGACCTCACGGACGGTCGACCTGAACGGAGGAAACCCCGCCTGCAGCCAGGGAGGGATCGCAGTAGTAGAGAAGGTGTTTCCCCTGGAAGGGAGCGGACAGCGGCCGAGCCACCACGGGGACGGATGGAACGAGTCGGACGCGATGTACACCCTCAACGCAACTGAGCAGCACGGAGTCGCGGCTCCCGTCTACCACGGCACAAAGAATTCCCACCTCACCCGTTTCACGGATGATCCCGCGCTGGATACCCTTGTGGCGACAGGGTACAAGGAGCCGCCCGTGGTCAGCGCGGAACCCTATTACATAGTACGCAGGCTGACGCCGACCGAGTGCGCGAGGCTCCAGGGATTCCCCGACTGGTGGTGTAAAGGTCTGGAAACGGAAGAGCCGACAGAGGAGGAGATCGCCTTCTGGACGGAGGTCTTTGAGACACACCGCAGGGTGGTGACCCATGCGAAGAAGCCGAAGACCAGGAAACAGATCGTGAAATGGCTTAAGTCCCCGCACCTAGACAGTGCGGAGTACCGCCTCTGGGGCAACGGGGTGGCGCTCCCCTGCGTATGGTTCGTGCTCGCCGGCATTGTGTACTATGACCAGTTCCGGGAATGATCTTTATGGGTATTTATCCGCGGAAATGAGTTGATAAATCCGGCTGGAAGAGTGATGTATATACCACGCCGGTATGTGGCGGATATCAGAAATGGAGGTAATACCATGAGGATCCCTTACAACGTAACAGGAGAGAAACGGAAAGCCCTGGCCAGGGTGATCTCAGAGACCATCGGCGCGGAGGCGGTCTACAAGTACATGCCGACCTGCGCGTATGAGGTCGGCCCCTATACCGTCACGAAGGACGGCGCGCTTGAGTTTGAGGAAGGCACGGACTGCGGGGCGGTGCTGGCGGCTCTCGCCGCGGCAGGGTACGAGGCCGACACGGAACCCGTCGCCCTGACAGTCACGGTCCCGATTGGGAGCCACACGGGGGAGACGCTGCGGAACCTCGTCAGCCTGGTCTTCACAAGAGGCGGGCTCATCAACCGGGCGCTCGGCACATCCTTCCGGGTGGACGGCGGCCTGATGGAGGCACTGAAGGCCGCGGAGATCAGCGGGACGGAGGACTTCCTCAGAGCGGTCGGAGCCTACGAGGACGAGCACGGCAGTGCGGTCAACGGCCTGATCTTCACCCCGGAGGACATCACCTTCGCCTCCCTGCCGGACGCCTCGGAGCCGAAAACGGTGAGGGCCTTCACTGAGCTGTGCGCCATGATGAACAGGCAGGCACTTACCCAGAAGCGCATACAGGCGAAGGCGGTCGCCGATGACAACGAGAAATACGCCATGCGGATCTGGCTGACCCGCCTCGGCCTGAACGGCCCGGAGCACAAGGAGACCAGGAAGGTGCTGATGAAAAACCTCACAGGGCACAGCGCCTTCCGCACGGAGGAGGACAGGGAGCGCTGGACACAGCGGCAGGCAGAGAAACGGGCGGCCGCGAAACAGCCATAATGTGCACAATTCCAGGGCGCAATCTTTGTCGGATATATGGGTCAGATATAAGTGGATATGTCTCCCGGATGACGGTAATGTGTGTACTACCGAAAGGGAAAACACACACGATTGGAAAGGAGACAAAGCCATGACAAACGGGACAGCAAGACAGATCGAGGCAATGAAGACACAGACCTTCGGGGTCGAGGTCGAGATGAACAACATCAACCGGAGGATGGCGGCGAAGACCGCCGCGGCCTACTTCGGAACGGGAGAATTCAGGAGCACATCAGCCCGGAACGGCTACGGGGCATACAGCGCATGGGACAGCGAAGGAAGGGAATGGAAATTCCAGAGGGACGTCAGCATCGCGGGACCGGAGCCGGAACAGTGCGAACTGGTGACCCCGGTCCTCACCTACGCCGACATGGAACTCCTCCAGGGGCTGGTCAGGGAACTGCGCCGCGCGGGCGCGAAGAGCTGCCCGAGCAGGGGGTGCGGGGTCCACATCCACATCGGCGGGGACGGCCACACACCGCAGACCATCCGCAACCTGGTCAACCTCATGGCCGCACATGAAGACCAGCTGACGAAGGCCATCGAGATCGGCACCCACAGGCAGAGCCGATACTGCAAAACGGTCGACCCCGCCTTCCTTGAGAGGATCAACACCACGAAGCCGAAGACGAAGCAGGAGCTTGCCAGATGCTGGTACAACGGCCCGACCGAAACGGCACACTACAGCCACACACGGTACCGGATGCTGAACCTGCACAGCTACTTCAACCGCTACCACACCATCGAGTTCCGGTGCTTCAACTTCGATGAGAAGACAGAGGAGCGGCAGGGCGGCCTCCACGCGGGACAGCTGAAAGCCATGATTCAGCTTTGCATGGCGATGAGCCAGCTTGCCAAGCAGATCAGGACGGCAAGCCCCAGAAAGCAGCAGACCGAAAACGAAGCCTACGCCTTCCGGTGCTGGATGCTCCGCCTCGGCTTCATCGGGGATGAGTTCAAAACGGCAAGGGATTACTTCATGCGGAACTTCGAAGGCAACAGCGCCTGGAGGCACGCTTCCTGAAGGGAACACGGGACAGGGCCGCGAAGATGAGAAGGAGACAGCCTCCTGCCGCCGAAACCGCACACGGTGCGGTCTTTCGGCAGTAGAAGGGTATCCCCTTCGGAAATAAACGAAAGGAAGGTACAGCGAATGAAGTATTATCTGGCTTACGGAAGCAACCTGTCAGTGGCGCAGATGCTGCGCCGGTGCCCGTCGGCGGTCTACGCGGGGTATTCGGACATACCCGGTTACAGGCTCCTCTTTAAAGGGAGCCGGACGGGGAGCTACCTGACCATCGAGCCGATGAAGGGACGGACAGTCCCTGTACTGGTCTGGATGGTGGATGACGAGGACGAGATAGCCCTCGACTATTACGAAGGGTATCCGAAGTTCTACCGGAAGGAGACCATGAAAGTCCTTCTGCGGAGCTTCGCGGACCCGCTCCTCGTGAAGGAGGTGGAAGCCTTCGTCTACATCATGGATGAGAGCAGGCAGCCCGGGACACCGGCAGAGGGCTACTACATGGTATGCCTTGAAGGATACCTGCGGTTCGGGTTCAAAACAAAGATCCTTGAGAGGGCTTACTTTGAGAGCACGGGCAGAAAGCGCAAAGGAGGGCGCAGATGAGATTTCCGGACAGGGAGACAGTAAAGACGATTCGCAGCACATACCCGAAAGGCACGAGGGTGGTACTGGTGGAGATGGATGACCCGCAGGTACCCCTGCCCGGCACGGAGGGAACGGTCCTCGGCGTGGACGACACGGGGAGCCTGATCATGCGGTGGGACGACGGCTCCGGACTGAACGTGGTCTGGGGCGAGGATGTCGTGAGGAAGGCTGGTGCCGATGATGACTGAGAAGATCAGGGAGCAGATCCTCAGGATCCGCGACACAGGCGAAACGAACATGTTCGACATCCCGGTGGTGCAGCGGATGGCCTTTGACCGGAACTTTTACGAACTGGTCATCTTCCTCGAGGAGCATCCGAAGGAGTATGTCCGGTTCATCATGACCGGGGAAACATAAAGGGGATCAAAAGGATACAGACAGATGGAAAGCAGAGCCTCCGGGCTCTGTTTTTCGTTGCGGAAGGAGGAATTTATGATCAATACGAAAAGCTCACTGGTGTCATGCACAGTCCCGTCACCGAACAATTCGGGGGCGAGGGCATACCCGGTAACGAGGATCACCCCACACTGCATGGTCGGGCAGCTGTCCGCGCAGGCATGCGGGGCCCTGTTCAAGAACCCTTCGAGGGAGGCGTCCAGCAACTACGGCATCGGCACGAACGGCGAGATCGGCCTGTACGTTGACGAGACGAAACGTTCCTGGTGCAGCTCCAGCGCAGACAATGACAACCGGGCGATCACCATAGAGTGCGCGTCAGATACACACGCTCCGTACGCGATGAACACCAGGGTGTACTCGTCCCTGGTGAGCCTTTGCGTGGATATCTGCCGGAGATACGGGAAGAAAAAGCTCCTGTGGTTCGCGGACAAGAACAAGACTCTCGCCTACAAGCCGAAGGATGACGAGATGCTCATCACGGTCCACCGGTGGTTCGCCAACAAGTCGTGTCCGGGAGACTGGCTCTACAACCGGCTCGGAAAACTGGCAACAGAAGTGACTCTGCAGCTGTCAGGAACTGGGCAGGAGCAGGAGAAGAAGACAGAAAAACCCGTGCTGCAGATCTACAGGGTGCAGTGCGGTGCGTTCGGCAACAGGAAGAACGCCGAGAAGCGGGTCGACGCCCTTAAGAAGGCGGGCTTTGACGCCGTCATCATGGAGGAGTGACCTATGGCAAAGACGATGTATAAGGTTCAGATCGGGGCGTACCGGCAGAAAGCCAATGCCACCAAAATGGTGGCAAAACTGAAGAAGGCGGGGATTCCGGCAGCGGTCGTGACTGAATCGGGGCTGATGAAGGTCCAGTGCGGGGCCTTCTCGGTGAAAGCGAACGCGGACAAGCGCCTGGCAGAGGTGAAAAAGAAGGGATTTCTTAACGCGGTCCTGATCACTGTTCCGGGAACTGACAAACAGGAAACACCGGCCGCAGCGGTGACAACGGGACACCGCATCAGGGTCGCCGCACTGGCTTTTTTTGATACTGGAGACGAGTCCAGTCAGTACGGGGACTGTACGGCCCTGATCGAGTACGGGACTGATGACAAAACCGTAGAGCATGCGGTCCTCATCGACACCGCTATGGCAAAATCCTCGAAGAACGTGATCAAAAAGCTCAAGGCCTTGGGCGTGAAGAAACTCGACGCCATCGTGATCAGCCACGCGCATGGCGATCACTACGGCGGGGCAAACGATATCATGAAGTCCTTCCCCACTTCGGACATTTATGTTGCGGACCCTGGGCAGGTCGATAAGTACCAGAAGTCCTACGGCAACGCGCTCCGGAACCAGTACAAAAAGGCAAAGGGGCACTACGTAAAGGCAGGAACTGCCTGGTCCATCGGCGGCATGCGGTTCGAGTGTATCTACCAGTGCCCCGCGTCCGCATTGAAGGAGCATGATTCCCACCACTTCGTGAACAACGAGTCTGTGGTGCTGCGGGTCAGCCTGAACGGATGGGTGCTGCACACGGCGGGTGATCTGCAGAATGAAGGTAACAACCTGCTGATAAAAGCCGTGAAGAACCTCAAAGCTGACATCCTGAAGGCCCAGTGGCATGGTGACGCCAACGCGACGAATGAGGCGCTCTGCAAAGCCGTGCGGCCCCTGGTCGCGTTCTCAAACTACCATCACGCAGAACGCTCCGGGCGCGGAACTACCCGGAAGCGCCTGGAGGCGGTCGGTGCGGTTGTGGCGAGGAACCATGAAAACGGGGATGTGTATCTGGACTGCCTGCCCGGCGTCATGAAGCTGTCTTCCAGTAAGAAGAACATCTCCAGGACTTTCACAAAAACAGTCTCTGCCATCCCTGACAAGTGGTCTGCCTATAAAGTGTCCCTTACAACGAAGGTAAAGCCCGCAGACGTGTCAGCCGGCATGCTGCTTGCCATCGAGCCGGAGGATTATACGAAAGCCGAAATCGCGGCGCTGAAGGCAAAGGGTGCATTCCTTCTCGGATACCTCTCTGCCGGGTCCGTCTCTGATGAACGGAATTACTACAGCACGCTCAAGGCCTATACACTGAATTCGCTTCCTGACTGGCCTCATGAAAAGTACCTGGACCTCCGCAGGACATCCGTCCGTGACTGGTGCGTTTCGAGGGCAAAGGAGATAAAGGCACAGGGATTTGATGGCTGGTGGATCGACAACTTGGACGTTTATGAAGAGTATAAGTCATCCGCAATGTATGAAGCGGCCGGCAGTGTACTTAAAAAGATAAAAGCCCTGGGCGGTTATGTGATGGTGAACGGCGGGATGGAATATCTGCAGAAAGCCATGGATGCGGACAGCACACATGCGGGCCTGGCCTGCATCGACGGCATCACCCAGGAGGAGGTCTTCTCCCTTATCACCAGCTATAAGGGGACGGGGGAGTTTGGCGCACAGAGCGCCAGGGACTCCGCAGAATACCAGTCCCACCTGGTCCGGTGTATCCGCCACAAACTGCAGTCTTTCCTTCTTGAATACACGAAAGATAACGTCCTGAAGCTGAGGATAAGGGCGTTCTGCGCGGAAAAGGACATCTCCGGGTGCTGCGTTTCCGGGGATGTAAATCTCTGAATTATCTGAAAATAGTGCTTGCTATATGTGCCGGGCAGAGTGATATATACCATAGCTGCAGATGATAATTCAAAACGGAGGGTATAGCATGAATTATGCGGAAAAGATGGAGATGGAGTGCAGGATCCTTGGGAACGTTGCCGGATGGATGGAACGACGCGGGAAGATCCTCTCGGACCGTCAGCAGTCGAACGCCTTCTGCGGGATCCGGATCCTGGAGGTCCTTTGGCGGGGAGCCGCCTTCACGATCACCGAGGTCGACGGAATGACCTGTCAGATTGAGCGCCGGTAAAGCTCAAAACCACGGAGTCTGCGGGCTCTTGTGGTCGTTGTAAAATGCACAATTTCCTCTCTTTATCTTTGTGTACATTATGGGCAGATATAAGTGGATATATACCTGGTACAGAGTTAATGTGTACATACCGAAAGGGAAAACACACAAAGAAAAAACGGAGGAAAAGGCCATGACAAAGAAAACTGCAAAGAAGACTTTCAGAATGAACGGCTGGATCTACGAATACAACCAGACCATGACGAGCAACTGGGGCTGGCCGGAAGGCCGCAAGGGCGAGCGGGTCAGGATCCTGAAGAAGCAGATGCAGCAGCTCCTCAAAGAGCGCGATTACTTCAGGATGGCCTACACAGAGATCTGAACACGCCTGTAAAAAATACAGGGATAAGGCAGAATGAAAAAAGGCACAGCTTGAAACTGTGCCTTTTTTCATCTGTTTTTTGTGAAAATAATTCCGATCACCATTATACACATAAATATCAGGTAGAAAATCAGCATACCTGCACCGGCACTTGATTTTGCTAAATTCACAACATTATATACTAAAAAAATCAATACTGCGGCACTGGCAATTATCGCAATGGCTATCAGGATTGTCCTTAAGATCAGCATGTTCTTTTCTTTGTTTAGCTGGCGCTCTTGTATATCCAGTTCGCGCTGTCTGATACTTTCCTGTGCTTGCGCTTCTCTGATACGAGCAGCATCTATTTTTGTGTAAGTGAATTTTTGGTTGTTTGGATCACTGATCTGTATCTGGGAGCCACAGTGACTGCAAAAACATCGGTCCTGGTCTTTTTCAAAAAAGACAAGAGCATCACAATTGGGGCATTTCATAGATACAAGTTCCATAAAGAGCACCTCGTTTCCAGGTAAATGAGTCATTAATGAACCGTCTTTAACGATTATAACATATTAACAGACGTAAATAGCCATAAAAGTATAATACATCATATGCAGATAAGAACAGTATTTTTTCCATAAAGGGAGGAGGTGGTCCGTATGGCTACAAGGGGCAGAAAGCCTACGCCCACGGCAATCAAGCTGCTGGAAGGGAATCCCGGAAAGCGGAAGCTGAACGACAGGGAACCAAGGCCGGAAAAGAAGGCCCCCTCCTGTCCCAAGTGGCTTGAGCCGGAGGCGAAGAAGGAATGGCGAAGGCTCGCCAAAAAGATGGAGATGATGGGCATACTGACGGAGGTGGATATGGCGGCTTTCGCGGGGTACTGCCAGGCATACGCCAGATGGAAGGAAGCCGAGGAATTCATCACCCAGCACGGGACTATCGTGAAAACTCCTTCCGGGTACTGGCAGCAGGTGCCGCAGGTCTCCATTGCCCAGACATATCTGAAGGTAATGAACCGATTTGCAGAGCAGTTCGGACTGACTCCCGCCTCCCGGTCACGTATTGTAGCAGACAGTACAAAGAAGAACAGCGAGGATGAGATGGAGTCTCTCCTGGGAGGTGTTGTCTGATGGCAAAAAGGGAAAGACCCGCGGGCTATCCGAAACTGGAGAATTACACACCGACCCGGTTTATGCTTCCGACTTCACACTACGACAGGAAGAAAGCGGACCGGGCCGTCGCTTTCATTGAAAACCTGAAACACACAAAAGGAAAGTGGGACGGAAAGCCGTTCTGGCTCCTTCCCTGGCAGGAGCAGATCGTCAGGGACATCTTCGGAATTGTTGACGAGTACGGGCACAGGCAGTTCCGCACGGCCTACATCGAGATTGGCAAGAAGAACGGCAAAAGTGAGCTTGCAGCCGCTGTTGCGCTGTATCTGCTCTATGCCGATAACGAGCCGTCCGCGGAAGTGTACGGCGCCGCGGCGGACAGGCAGCAGGCATCTATCGTATTTGATGTGGCGAAGCGCATGGTGGATATGTCCCCGGCGCTTTTTAAACGGTCAAAGATCGCCGCGGCAACCAAGCGAATCGTCAACTACAGCAACGCCGGGTTCTACCAGGTACTTTCTGCGGAAGTCGGCACCAAGCACGGGCTGAACGTCTCCGGCCTCGTCCTGGACGAGGTTCATGCCCAACCAAACAGAAAGTTATACGATGTCTTAACAAAAGGCAGCGGTGATGCCCGGGAGCAGCCGCTGTATTTCCTTATCACGACTGCCGGGACGGATAAGGAGAGTATCTGTCATGAACTGCATATGAAGGCTCTGGACATCATGGCGGGCAGGAAGATCGACCATACCTTTTATCCCGTGGTGTACGGCCTTGCCGATGACGAGGACTGGAAGGATGAAGCCAACTGGTACAAGGCCAATCCTTCCCTGGGCCAGACGATACAGATCGAACGTGTGCGTGACGCGTTCCGCGAGGCCCTGGATAATCCCGCGGAGGAGAATGTCTTTAAGCAGTTGCGCCTTAATATGTGGGTGTCCTCGCTAACACGGTTCATCCCGGAACAGATATATGACCTGGGAGATATCCCAATCGATATGGAGTCGCTCAAAGGCCGTGACTGCTATGGCGGCCTGGACCTTTCCAGTACCGGAGACATCACTGCTTTCGTGCTTATGTTCCCGCCTCGTAACGAGGAAGAGAAGTACGTTATGCTGCCGTTCTTCTGGATCCCGGAGGACACGATCCCTCTTCGTGTCCGCAGGGCGTCTGTCCCCTATGACGTCTGGTACCAACAAGGCTATCTGAACGCCACTGAAGGGAACGTGATCCATTACGGCTTCATTGAGAAGTTCATCGAGGACCTGGGAAAGCAGTACCACATACTGGAGATCGCGTTTGACCGATGGGGAGCTGTTCAGATGACGCAGGACCTGGAGGGCATGGGTTTCACGGTCGTGCCGTTCGGCCAGGGCTACAAAGATATGTCACCGCCGACGAAGGAGTTTTACAAGCTGCTGATGGAAGGCAGGATCATCCATGGCGGGAATCCCGTCATGAAATGGATGAGCGGGAACGTGGTGGTGGATACAGACCCCGCAGGTAATATCAAATGTACCAAGGCAAAATCGCCGGAGAAGATAGACGGTATCGTAGCTGCCATCATGGCGCTCGACCGCTGTATCCGGCATGAGAACGCGGGCAGCGTCTACGATGAACGAGGCTTATTGGTGTTTTGAGATTGTTTTGAAAAATATCCATATGTTATTATGTTTGTAACGCTACTTAAAGCAAGCATTGTCATGAAGTAATTGCATTTAAGGTGGATATTGAAATGGATAAAAAAAAGCATAAAAAAAACATTATGCAAGAGTTAAAAACAATAGTAATTAGTGTTTTCACATTAGGAGTAGTTATTATTGTCTTATCTGGATGCCAAACACTATGCGGAATACGGTCGATGCATGATTGTATGTTCCCCAGCGAAAAATCTATTACCTCTGACTCATGCGAGGGTAAACAGATAACAGCTTGTGGGGACAGGGAAGATGAGGGACACATATTAACAAGCAATTATGAATCCAAAGCGACAGCTTTAACTATGAAAAATATCTACAGTGAAATTGCTTATAATGATAAAACATTGATTTATGCAGATAGAGTAAAGAGAATAGTAATCCCATTTAGTATAAATCAGGGTGGAGTTTATAGCCATAGAGAAACAGATGATAAGGGGAAAGAAAGGGAAGAACCTATACTAAGTATTAACAATCAAGAGGCTGTACAGGATATAGATAACCCAAATACCATTTTAACTGAAGGACAAATAACTTCAACATCACCAAGCGAAACAGACAGTATAAAGAATAAAGAGGAGGACAATTCTCAACAAAAAACAGACTGGATACAGATGGTTTTAATGCTAATCCAGGCTATATCATCGATAGGTACTATTGCAACTGTCATTGTTGCTAAAAAGACATTGGATGAAATGCAAACAGAACGAGATAATGTATATCGCCCAGTCTTTATGGTTTTGCCAGATAGTTTTGAAGGCGAGTTGATGCAATTAAAACAAATAGAAGACCCTGAGCTTTATATCTCTATCCTTTTAACAGCAAGCGATCCAGACTATGCCTATATAGAACATCCTTCTGATGGTTTTGACTATCTATTTCTCGAGAAACCATATGTAACGTTGAAAAATATTAGTAAAGGAATTGCTAAGGATGTGACTGTATCATTCTCTTTAGAATGGATGAGAAGAGCAATTGACAGATTGAACGAAAATGCACGTGATGATGAAAGATATACTATGGTACGCGGGGAGGGTACCAAATCGAATTACTCAGTGGGACTACGGATGAAAGATGATTATTTTTACGATTTTACGAGATTTTTTGAAGAGGATTTAATTAAGAAGATTACATATGTCTCATCTGACAATAATACAATTCAATTACCGCTCCCAGAATGCTGGAATATCATGTTTACTCGTATTTGTAATCAAAAGGCATGTGAACTCATTGATAAAGGATATATTTATGTCTTTGACCCCCTTATACCAGATCTTTTAATAACTATCAGGTATTCAGACTTGCAAGGCAAAATATATGAGCAAAAGGAGATAATTCCATGGAGTTGTTTGGTTATTGCTATAAATGACACCAGTTCGGATGAGGATAAGTTGAAGACTGTTCATATGTCGGTGAGATTTTATGAAAATTATCTGTGGTGATACATAATAATGCTCAAAATTGTAATAGTAGTTTAATAATTAAATGATTTTTTTTCAACTAACAGGCTTCCTTTTATGGGGGCCTTTTTGTTGCAGGAGGAAACGGGTATGGGACTTTTAGACTGGCTGGGCATCAGCCCCAGGGATGAGCCCGCACTGCCGGAGATAACAGATAACGTCCGGGATTCCGGCCAAACCTTTGTGTTTGGCAGGGCGGATTCCGGCGAACGGGTGGATGAGAAGAGTGCGATGCAGATCGCCACGGTGTACGCCTGCGTCCGGCTCCTGGCCGAGACGGTTGCGGGGTTGCCCCTGCATCTGTACCGGATGACGGACGGGGCAAACTCTAAGGAGAAGGCGACGGACCATCCGCTGTATAAGCTGCTCTACAGGCAGCCGAATCCGGAGATGACGAGCTTCTCCTTCCGGGAGGTCATGATGGTGCAGCTCCTTCTGTGGGGAAACTGCTACGCGCAGATCATCCGGGACGGCAGGAACGGGATCATCAGCCTTTATCCGCTGCTCCCCGAGAACATGGAGATCGACAGGGACGAGAAGGGAGAGATCTTCTACATCTACCACGCCTATACAGATGAAGCACCAGGAGAGAATAACAAGGATATCTATTTCCGGTCTGATGAGATCTTCCATGTCCCCGGCATGGGCTTCAACGGCCTGGTCGGGTTCTCTCCGATCGCCATGATGAAGAACAGCCTCGGCACTACGCTGGCTGTTGAGAAGTATGGCAGTTCCTTCTTCAAGAACGGGGCGCAGCCCTCCGGCGTCTTGGAACACCCGGGTGTGCTGAAGAATCCCGAGAAGATCAGGGAGAACTGGTCTGCCGTCTACGGAGGAGCCAACAACGCCCACAAGGTGGCTGTTCTGGAAGAAGGCATGCAGTACAAGCCTATCAGCCTTCCTCCGGAGGACAGCCAGTTCCTGTCCACCAGGCAGTTCGGCGTCAACGAAATCTGCAGGATATTCCGGGTGCCCCCTCACATGGTGCAGGACCTGGACCACGCCACGTTCTCGAACATCGAGCACCAGTCAATCGACTTTGTGGTGCACACCCTCACTCCCTGGCTGGTCAGGTTCGAGCAGGCGATTGTGAAAGACCTTCTTCTGCCGGACGAGCAGGACGAGTATTTCCCGAAGTTTAACGTGGACGGCCTACTCCGCGGCGACTACCAGTCCAGGATGCAGGGATACGCGACCGGCATCAGTAACGGGTTCCTGTCACCGAACGACTGCAGGCGTCTTGAGAACATGGATCTTATCCCGGAGGAGAAGGGCGGTGAAGATTACTACCTGAACGGAGGGTACGTGAAACTTGAGGATGCCGGGACACAGCAGATCGCTCAGGAACCGCCCGCGGAGGAGCCGGAGAACAGAAAGAGAGGTAGACGATGAATAAGTTTTGGAACTGGATAAGGGACGATACGGGCGGCAGGGTCCTCCGCCTGGAAGGTCCTATTGATGAAGAGTCCTTCTGGGGGGATGAGGTCACACCGCAGGCGTTCAGGAACGATCTCGAAGCGGAGGAAGGGGACATCACTGTCTGGATCAACAGCCCCGGAGGTAATGTATTTGCCGCCGCGGAGATCTATACCATGCTGCGCGAGTACAAGGGAGCGGTCACGGTGCGGATTGCGTCCATCGCGGCATCCGCCGCGTCGGTAGTCGCCATGGCGGGAGACAAGGTACAGATGTCGCCCACGGCGCTTCTTATGATCCACGATCCTTCCACCATTGCGGTGGGAAACACTAAGGATATGGAGAAGGCTATCGAGACTTTAAATGAGGTCAAAGAGGCAATCATCAATTCCTACGCCGCCAAGTCCGGTCAGCGGCGCTCAAAGATCGCGGAGTTGATGAGCAATGAGACCTGGATGAACGCGAAGAAGGCGCTGGACATGGGCTTCTGTGACGAGATCCTGTTTGAGGACAGGAAGGAAGAAGCACCTCAGGAGGAAGGTGAAGAGCCTGCGGAGGCGCAGGAGAAGGAAGGCCCCGCACTGAAAGCGCAGCTCTATTCTTCCAGGATGATGGACCTGGCGATCCTTGACCATCTGCGGGTGGCAGAACCCGAAGAGACACAGCCGCCTTCACCCACGATCGGTCTGGACGGAAAGACGCAGGATGGAGCCATGCCTTACGAAATATTAAGAAACCAGCTGGAATTTCTCAGATGAGGGACTCCGGCTTTTTTAATGGGAGGAAATTCACATGAGTAAGATTATCGATCTTCGTAACAAGAGAAACACCCTCTGGGAGCAGACAAAGAACTTCCTGGAGGAGAACAGGGACGAGAACGGCCTGGTCGAAGCCTCCGCGGTCGAGCAGTACGAGAAGATGGCCGCGGACGTCAAAGCCCTGGGTGAGGAGATCCAGCGCCTGGAGGACCAGATGGAAATGGACGCGAAGCTGTCCGCAGCTACCTCGGTTCCCGTTCATGCGGATCCCAAGGCCGGGCAGCGCGAAATGCCTGTGCGCCCCACTGCGACTGCGAAGTACAGCGAGGCATTCTGGAACATGATGCGCGGCATCAACACCATGGAGGTGCGCGACGCACTGTCCATCGGCGTGGACCAGAACGGCGGCTACACCGTCCCCGATGAGTTTGAGCGCAAGCTGATCCAGGGACTTGAGGAGAACAACGTCTTCCGCAGGATCGCGAAGACCATCCACACAAACTCCGGCACCCGCACGATCCCGATCGCAATGGACAACGGAAGCGCGACCTGGATCGAAGAGGGAGCGGCCATCCAGGAATCCGACATGACCTTCTCCCAGGAGACGCTCTCCGCGTTTAAGCTGGGTTGCATGGTCAAGGTCACCAATGAGCTGCTCAACGATTCCGCCTTCGACATCGCGTCCTATATCGCGCAGCGTTTTGGCGTCCGTTTCGGCAACGCGGAGGAGGATGCCTTCATCAACGGTACCGGTGTGTCCACGAATCCGCAGACCACGCCCAGCATGCCTACCGGCATCCTGACGAGCCTGACTCCGACCACGGGCAATACCACCGCGAACGCCCAGACCGTCCATTTTGATAACATCTACAAGCTGTATTACAGCCTGAAGTCCCCTTACAGAAGGAGCGCGTCTTTCCTCTGCCATGAGACCCTGCTCCTGCAGCTGATGCTGATCAAGGACCGGAACGACAACTACATCTGGAAGCCCGGTCTGGAGATCGGAAAGCCCGATACTATCCTGGGACATGCGATCCACACCAGCAGTTACATGCCCGCGATTACTGGAAACGCGACGACCGACAAGAACAAGAAGGTCCTTCTGTTCGGCGACTTTTCCTACTACTGGATCGCAGACCGCCAGAACAGGACTCTCAGACGCCTGAACGAGCTGTTTGCGGTCAACGACATGGTCGGCTTCATCGGCACGCAGCGTGTGGACGGCAAGCTGATCCTGCCCGAGGCCGTCCAGGTCATGGCCCTGGGAACTGGCACAGCCAGCAGCGGGACCTGAGAAGGAGGTGGCTGATCATGGCGCTCGTTACGCTTGCGGAAGCGAAGGAATATCTCCGGGTGGATACAGCGGATGAGGATGCCACGATCGGTACCCTCATAAGCACAGCTGGAAGGCTCTGCGCGGATGTAGCGAGGCTCAGCGGTGAGGAGTGGGAGGAGGTCAACTCCGATGTGGAGGATCCTTCCTTCACTCCCATCCGGGAGACGATGAAGGTCGCCATCCTCTATACTGTGGCTTATCTCTTTGAGCATAGAGAGGAAGCGGATCATCACGATCTTACTCTGACCCTGCGGTCGATCCTCTTCGCGATCCGGGAGGGGGTGGTCTGATGCACATCGAAGGACTCCGGGTCCGGATCACTATCCAGAGGAACGAGACGGTGACGGACCGCTACGGGAACCATAAGTCTGACTGGACCGACTATTTCCGCTGCTGGGCTACTCCCTCGACACAGACAGGTCAGGAGGGAGAAGAAGCTGCTCACACAGAGGAAGAAGATCGTCTGGACTTCACGGTCCGGTACTGCTCGGAGACTGCTGCAGTCACCTCAAAGCAGTATCGGATCCTCCTGGGTGACCGTATCTACAACATTGTGCACGTAGATGACATGGGCTTTAAGCGCAACAGACGGAAGTTCCATGCGGAGCTGGCAGAGAGGTGACGGGATGGCAGGAAAGAGAGTATCGATCGATGGCCTGGCAGACGCGGTCATGCAGGAGATGGAAGAATACAACAAACTCGCCGCGGATACTATGAAGAAAGCCGTGGACAGGGCGGGCAAGACGGTCCGTGACCAGATCAAAGGAAGTGCTCCGGTCCGGACAGGAAAGTATGCCAGGAGCTGGACCGCGAGGAGGACCAGGGAGACTTCCACAGCCCTGCAGGTGACGGTCTATTCGCCTTCCAGGTATATGCTGGCACACCTGTTGGAGCACGGTCACGCCAAACGCGGAGGCGGCAGGGTGAGGGCGATCCCGCACATCGCACCTGCGGAGGCTGCAGGCGAGGAGCAGCTCACCCAGGATATCATGAGGGGGTTACAGAATGGATAAATTGCTGGAGCTTATGGCAGAGATTGATATCCCTTCTGCCTACGATCATTTCGCGGAAGGAGAGTCACCGGATCCGCCATTCATCACATACCTGCTGCCGAGGAGTAACAACTTCTCTGCGGACGGCAAGGTATACCTGCGCGTCACAGAGGTCCACATCGAACTTTACACCGACGAAAAGAATCCGGAGGTGGAGGCCCAGGTCGAGGCAGTACTGGATGCGCACGAGATCTTTTATGACAAATCCGAGGCCTGGATCGAGACCGAGAAACTATATGAGGTTCTTTACTCATTCGAAATGGAGGATTGATACATGAAAAATAAGGTGAAATTCAACCTGAAAAATGTACATGCCGCCAAGCTCACGGAGACCGTGACGGAAGGCGTGACAACATATTCCTACGCTACGCCCAGGGCGATCCCTGGTGCGGTCAGCATCTCCCTGGATGCCGAGGGCGATTCTAGCCCCTTCTACGCGGATGGCATCGTGTACTTCCGCTCGGTGACCAACAACGGCTACTCCGGCGACCTGGAGATGGCGCTGGTACCCGAGTGGTTCCGCACCGAGATCTTGCAGGAAGAGCTGGACAGCAAGGGAGTGCTGGTCGAGAAGAGTGACAACAGGGAGAGTGTCAAATTCGCGCTGCTCTTTGAGTTCGATGGCGATGTGAATTGCATCCGGCACGTTCTCTACAACTGCACTACCTCCCGTCCTTCCATCGAGTCGGAGACAAAGGAGGACACGATCGAGCCCGGAACGGAGACACTGTCCATCACAGCAGATCCCAGAGCCGATGGACTGGTGAAGGCACGTACCGGTGATACGACAGACGCGGCTACCTATGCGGGCTGGTACCAGGCGGTGTATCTGCCTACAGAGACAAACGGAGAGGGGGATTAAAGAATGATCGAACGCACTATTGAAATTTCAGGAAAGCCGGTACAGTTCCGGTCTTCAGCAACGGTTCCCCGCCTTTACAGAGCCAAGTTCAAGAGGGACATCTTCAAAGACCTGTCAAAGCTCGAGAAGTCCTATACCAGGAGAACGGAGGACGGAGATGAGCTTCAGATTGAAGACCTGGAGATATTCGAAAACGTGGCCTATATCATGGCCTATCATGCTGATCCGTCCATCCCTAAGACCATCGACGAGTGGCTGGACCAGTTCGATATGTTCTCTATCTACCAGGTGCTTCCGCAGATCCTGGAGCTGTGGGGAGACAATCTGATGACGGATGTCCAGGCAAAAAAAGGACTGGCAGAAGTGAGCGGGAAATGACCACGCCGCTGTTCCTTCTGCGTTGCACGGAGGTCGGGATTTCCATCCGGGATCTCGACCTCCTTACAATCGGCTTGGTCCTTGACATGTGGACGGAGAAGGCTAACGATGGCGTGAAATACAGGCGAATTGCTGATCAGAAAGACTTTGATAAGTTTTGAGTTTGCAGGGAGGAGTGCTATAATTCAATTCAACTGGTTTTTATTGCCTGGGTACAGAGTGAGAAAGACAGAGGAGGTTACTTTTTATGTTTATTCTGAGCCAAGACAGGACAAGAATTGTTGAGTTGAGTGGAGTATATATAAGAACAGAGCGAAGGACTTCATTAGAAGGGGGAATGTTATCACGCCGGGCAGTTACTTATGAATATGCTAAAATAATCTGCATTTGTAGAGATAATTTGGGGGTTAAACCAGTAGGACATGGTGCAGGTTCTTATTATACCGCTGAATGTGAAGTGGGAGAGTTCAACACCATCGCAAGGGCAAAAAAGGAAATTGAAAATATTGCACGTGCAATAATAAATCAGGATGATTTGTATATAATTGAAAAAGGCAACTACTCAGAACCCCCAACTATTGCATAGTTTTACGCGATGGCTATATTAGACATTCAAAACACTTCCTGATTATTACTATATATTAATGGTAAAACTATTAAGGAAATGAATTCAAGGCTATAATTGAGATTCATAATTAACCTGCAATGTAGCATTTGTTTATGAGTTTATTCCTATAAAAATATGGAACTGACGAGTTTTACAAGCATAGAAGGTACCAGTCAGAAATGGCTGGTACTTTTTCATGCCTGAAGGGAGATGAGGATCATGGCAGGCAGCAGAATAAAGGGAATAACCGTCGAGATCGGCGGTGATACTACGGGCCTGGATAAAGCTTTGAAGGGTGTCAACTCCACGATCAAGACAACGCAGACCTCCCTGAAGGATGTGAATAAGCTCCTGAAGCTTGATCCCACCAATACCAACCTTGTCACCCAGAAGCAGAAACTCCTGAAGGACGCTATCTCCGCGACGAAGGAAAAGCTGTATGCCCTGAAGTTGGCCCAGGAGCAGGCAAAGCAGCAGCTGGAGAATGGGACCCTTGGGCAGGATAAATACGACGCGCTGCAGCGGGAGATCATCGAGACAGAAGAGGAACTAAGGCGCCTACAGCAGGAAGCCTCCAACACAAGCACGGTCTTGTCCCAGATCGACGAGGCGGGAAAGAAATTCGAGAAGGTTGGCGACTCCATCACGAGTGCGGGAAAGGCTGTGATGCCGGCTTCAGCGGCAGTAGCGGGCCTTGGTGCGGCGGCAGTAAAGACCTCTGCTGACTTTGATTCCTCTATGAGCCAGGTAGCTGCCGTTTCTGGCGCAACTGGAAAAGACTTTGATGCTCTGCGGGATAAAGCCCGTGAGATGGGATCCAAAACGAAGTTCAGTGCTTCCGAGGCTGCCGATGCCATGAATTACATGGCCATGGCCGGCTGGAAGACTGGCGACATGCTTTCTGGTATAGAGGGCATCATGAACCTGGCTGCCGCATCGGGTGAGGATTTGGCGACCACCTCCGATATCGTCACCGATGCACTGACAGCCTTTGGTCTATCCGCAAAGGACTCCGGCCACTTCGCCGATATCCTTGCTGCTGCGTCCTCGAATGCGAATACCAACGTCTCCATGATGGGTGAGACTTTCAAGTACTGTGCTCCCATCGCTGGAGCTCTGGGATACTCCGCAGAGGATACTGCAGAGGCAATCGGCCTCATGGCTAATGCCGGCATCAAGTCCTCTTCCGCGGGTACAGCACTTCGGACTATCATGACAAAGCTCCAGGGGGAACTGAAGCTCTCCGGCAAAGCACTCGGTGACGTGACGATCCAGACAGCCAATGCTGATGGATCCATGAGAAACCTCAGTGACATCCTGGCTGACTGCCGTACTGCTTTCGGAAAGATGACAGAGTCTGAAAAGGCAGCCGCAGCGGAGTCCCTGGTCGGGAAGAACGCCATGTCCGGGTTCCTCGCTCTGATGAACGCGGCGCCGGCAGATATTGAGAAACTGGAAAACGCCATCTCCACCTGCTCGGATGAGATCGATGGTTACAATGGCACGGCAGAAAAAATGGCTGCCGTCATGCAAGACAACCTAAATGGTCAGCTCACCATACTGAAATCTCAGTTGGAGGAGCTGGCCATTTCTTTTGGTGACATGCTGATGCCTGCCATCCGAAGGATTGTGACAGCGATCCAGGGATTTGTCGACAAGCTGAACGGCATGTCCGAGTCTCAGCGGAACGCGATCCTGAAGGTGGGATTGTTTATAGCAGCTCTTGGTCCCTTCCTGGTGATCCTGGGAACGTGTATATCGAAGATAGGTATTGCTATGCAGGGCTTTGTGAAGCTGGCTGGAGCCTTCGGAAAGCTGAAGATCGCTGTGTCTGGAGCACACGGGATCCTTGGGAAGATAGGGGCAGCTCTCGGTGGTGTTTCTGCACCGGTTCTTGCAGTAGTCGCAGTCGTGGGAGTCCTGGTTGCCGCCTTTATTCATCTCTGGAAGACAAACGACGGCTTCCGGGAGGCCATCATCGGAACCTGGCAGCGGATCAAGACAGCAGTCAGTGGCTTTGTGGATGGCGTCAAGCAGCGCCTGGGAGCCCTGGGTATCAGCTTCTCTGACATAGCGGAAACAGTAAAGAAGATATGGAATGGACTGTGTGATGTCCTGGCGCCTATGTTTGAAGGGACATTTGCCACGATTGCTACAGTCCTCGAAACAGTTCTGGGCGTCCTGACGGGACTTCTTGACGTGTTCATCGGTGTTTTCACGGGTGATTGGGATCAGGCATGGACTGGTGTGAAGGAGGTGTTCACCTCCATCTGGACAGGCATCAAGGGTGTATTTGCTACACTCTTAGACACCATCAAGGGTGTTGCGGATGCAGTCCTGTCCTGGTTTGGTACGAACTGGAATCAGGCATGGGAAGGAATCAAATCCTTCTTTGAGGGGATCTGGAACGGCATCGCCTCTTTCTTTACAAATATCTGGAACGGCATTACTTCGACGGTAACCTCAGTCCTGACTGGGATCCGGGACTTCTTCACTTCTATATGGGAGGCAATCAAGGGAGTTATCACCGGAGCTCTGACAGCGATCCAGGAGACCATGAGCTCCATCTGGACTTCGATCTCCGGGACAGTGACGACTGTGTGGGAGACGATAAAGAGCATTGTCCAGGTCGGAATTCTGTTTATTCAGGAGCTGATTTCTGCAGCATTTACCATCTTGACTCTCCCGTGGAGGTTTATCTGGGAGAACTTCGGCGAGACGATCATGTCTGCCTGGGAGAAGATTAAGGCGATAGTATCCGCGGCGCTTGACGCGATCAAGTCAGTGATCCAGAAGGCGTGGAATGCCATTGTGGCATTCCTTACTCCGATTCTGAACACACTGAAGTCTCTGTTTTCTACAGTCTGGACTGCTATCAAAACAGTTGTCACGGCAGTTGTGAATAAGATCAAGTCTGTGATACAGACCGTCTGGAACTCCATCAAGACAGTCCTGACAACAGTTCTGAATGCCATTAAGCAGGTGTTCACCACGGTCTGGACTGCTATCAAACAGACCGTATCGACTGTTGGGACGGCAATCAAGAACAATGTTACAACAGTGTGGAGTTCGATCAGGACGGCTGTTACTACGATAACGACTGCCATAAAGAACACGGTCAGCAACATTTGGAAGAGCATACGGGAGACAATCTCTAAAATCATAGACGGAATCAAGACCAAAGTGAGCAATGGCTTTACCTCGGTAAAAGACGCAGCTGGAAGAATCTTTGAAGGGATCAAATCCAAAGCGGCGAGTACATGGGAAAGCATCAAGAATGCTATCATCCGTCCGGTGGAGTCGGCAAGAGATAAGGTCAAGAGCCTGATTGACAGGATTAGATCTTACTTTAACTTCTCCTGGAGCCTGCCACATTTGAAGCTTCCGCATGTGCATATCAGCGGTCACTTTTCCCTCCGTCCTCCTTCCGTACCGCATTTCTCCGTGGATTGGTACAAAGAAGGCGGTATCATGACGAAGCCTACCATGTTTGGCATCAACGGATCCAGCATCATGGCTGGAGGCGAAGCCGGCGCAGAGGCGATCCTGCCTCTCAAGGGCTTTTACGATCAGCTCTCGAGCATGCTCGACGAGAGGCTCAACATGTCCGGCATGGAACGGTACCTGGCGATCATTGCGGATAACAGCAGCAAGGGGATCTACCTGGAGGACGGGACGCTCGTGGGGCACCTTCTTCCTTCGATCGATTCCGGACTTGCGAGATATTCCATGAGAGGAGGGCGAGGAAATCGATGAACAGCATATTTACAGGTGCCCTGGTCGGCGATGAACACACCCTCCGGGATTGGGGTGCAATCATCACGAACAGTGATGTCATCGCGATGCCGGAGCCGAATACAGTCCTTTTGGAAGTCCCGGGGAGGAGCGGACGTCTTGACCTCTCGGAAGTCCTGACGGGAGATGTATCCTATGGGAACAGGGAGATCAAACTCCAGCTCGCGGTTAAGACCAACAGGGAGAGATGGGGAGAAACCTGTCTCCATATTTTCAATAAATACCATGGCCGGGTCGTCCACATCACTTTTGATGAGGATCCCGGCCATTACTATGTCGGGAGGGCCAGCATCTCAGAGCCGCAGCGTCTTGCTACTGCCGGGCAGCTGACGATTACCATAGACGCGGAGCCATTCAGGTATGAGCACGACCTGTATGAGGTGACTTTCACGGGTGATACAACAGCAGTCTCCGGGACTGTTGAGAACCTGCGAATGCCTGTCTGCCCAACAGTCACTACACCTGCTGCCTGCAGGCTATTCCACGACGATAGGGTGTATGAGCTGGATGCCGGCACCCAAGTCGTGCCTGGTCTGGTCCTCCATTCATTTGAGAACAGTATCTCAGCAACAGGGACGACTAGCATCACGTTTTCATTTCGGAGGGGGTGTTTGTAATGTACAGAGTTTTTCTGGATGACGAGCTCTTCTATGATCCGCGTGTCCCGGAGCTGGCATTGACAGATCTTACCTGCGAGATGGAAGTCAACAAGACAGGGACGCTGAAACTTACCATTCCGGCGACACATCCGAAGAAGGATGATCCGAAAAAGATGTACTCGGAGCTGTCCCTCTACCAGGATAGGGACTGGCTCTACTCTGGTAGGGTCCTGACAGACCAGGTCGATTTCTATGGCAACAGGACCATAGAGTGTGAAGGCGAACTGTCATACCTGCTGGACAGCATCCAGCGCTATCACGAATACCACGATATCAGTGTAGCAGATTACTTCACTGACCTGATCATCAATCACAATGCGGACGTGGACAGCAGAAAGTGCTTCATCGTAGGTCAGGTAACGGTGGTCGATAACAACGACAGCCTGTACCGATATTCCACTTACGAGAATACCTGGAAGACCATCGAAGACCGGCTGATCTCCCGACTTGGCGGGTATATTCGGATCCGGCATGAAAACGGATACCGGTACATCGACTACATCGAATCCTATGATCACACGAATGAGCAGGTGATCCGGTTTGGCGAGAACATCCTGGACCTCACGCAGGAAGTCGACTGCGACAGCCTGGCGACAGTCATCGTTCCTCTGGGGCAGCGTGATGAGGAGACGGATGAGAGACTCACCATCAAGAGTGTCAATGGTGGAAGGGACTATATCGAGGATCCGGATGCCATCGCCAAATACGGAAGGATCGTAAAGGTAGTAGAGTACGATGATGTGACTCTGCCGGAGAACCTCCTTCGGAAGGGCAGGGAGGTACTTGACCGCCAGAAGCTCCTCATCTCCAGTATCACGATCACAGCGGTCGACCTGCATCTCCTGGATGTGGATATCGAACGTTGCAAGGTTGGAGACAACATTCGTGTAGTCTCTGAGCCCCATGGCCTGGACGACTACATGGTTATTCAGAGGATCTACCTGGATCTCCTTCACCCTGAGAACTCCAGGCTGACACTTGGTGCAACGCTCCTTACCCTGGCTTCCTCTATGAGCCGTGGTACGGCAGCGGTCCTGACCTCCCTGTCGGAGAACTTCACAGCCTTCAAACATGTGGTTACGGATAAGCTCCAGGCGACGAATGCTGACATTGGAGCTCTTCACACAGAAGTTGGTGAGATCGATACCCTGCTTGCGCAGAAGGCCAATGTCACAGACCTCAATGCCACAAACGCTGATGTGGCTGCGCTCCAGGCCGCGGATGCCCGGATCGAGCACCTGGTCGCTGAGAAGGCGGCCATCACAGACCTGAACGCTACCAATGCTAACGTGAGTAGTCTCCAGGCCTCCACCGCCAATATTGAATCCCTTCTTGCTGGCAATGCCGGTGTGGGAACACTGCAGGCGATCCACCTGACTGGCGACAACATTGTCATCGAGGATGCCACGGTTGCCCAGGCTGTCATGGATGACCTGATGGCAGGGAACGTCACGGCGAAGACCATCTACACGGACTTTATCAAGATCGCCTCCCGGGACGGGGCACTCTCTATCGAGGGTTCCACGATCCAGATCAAGGATCAGAACAACACGGTACGGGTACAGATCGGCCGTGATGGGAATGGCAACTACTCCTACTACCTGTGGGACGCGGCCGGGAATCTGATCTGGTCTCCGGACGGGATCACAGCGGACGGTGTCCCGAATGGTCTGATCGTAGACTCTATGGTGGCAAATGATGCCGGGATCGACGGATCCAAGCTCAACATTCGCTCTGTTGTCCAGGAGATTGAGGATGACGGGACACTTACCCTGGATGCCTCCAAAGTAATCATGGACGATACTACGCTCGAAGCAAACTACAGGACGCTGACCCAGCGCGTATCTGCGGATGAGACGACGACCCAGACTCTGCAGACAGAGTTTCGGGAGGTCCAGGGTCAGATCGATCAGAAGGTCTGGCAGTCAGATATCACGGAGGCAACGACACCCTTAGGAAACTCCATCACACAGCTGTCCGACCAGTATACGAGTCAGCAGCAGACGATCGACGGCCTGACAACGCAGATCGGGAGCGTGCAGACATCTCTTGAGAGTAAGGCAGATGGATCCACGGTCCAGGCTCTTACTGCCCAGGTCAACAGTGTTGAGGAGACAGCCAGCGGGTTTTCCAGGACTGTGTCCGAGATCCGGACGGAGGTCAACAACACAGTCCGGGAGGTCGTTACCTACTATGCCCAGAACGGCTCAGAGACCGTCCCGCCAGCGGATGACGATGAAGGGTGGAGTACGGAGATGCCGGAGAAGGTTCATGGGGCCTATATGTGGCAGAAGACCGTCACGACCTATGCAACCGGGACCACAAGGACCTCATCGCCTGTATGTATCTCCGGAGCTGACGGCTTTGACGGGGAGGATGCAGTGGTCCTCCGGGTGGATTCAACCAGAGGCCTCGTCTTTAAAAACAACTGGTACGATACCCAGCTCCGGGTGACTGTGATCAAGGGAGGGGCCAGTATTACGGACATGACTACGCTCCGGGAGGCATTTGGCGCTGGTGCCTATCTCCAATGGTACTTCCGCAAACAGGCGGACCAGGCCTGGAGCACCATGAGCGTGAGTGATGAGCATCTGACGGAGGGGGGCTTCTGTATGAACGTGACGCCGGACGACGTCGATGAGCAGATCCTGTTCCAGTGTGACCTGATCGTATAAAGGAGGAAAAAGAATGATACCGGCAAAGGGAATGGTTAATCTCGATGATATCTCAAAGGAAGTCTCGGTGATCATGCATGCTGCAAAGGATGCGGAGGGCCGGGTGATCTGGGTGGATGTCATGTATAACAGGAAAAGGATCCGGGACGCAGAGGAACTGCTCCTGTACTTCGGAAAGGGGGCGCATCTTGAGTGGATCCTGATGGACGCCTCCGGGAACGCAGAGAATGTAACAGAAGGTATCCCCGGTATCCGGACAGAGAATGACGGGTTCTGCCTGCATGTCATGGAACAGATCGCCCGGCAGGGCAGGACGGCGGGATGCCTTTTAGTAGTGGATTAAGGAGAAACAAACTATGGCAGTTATAGCACGCGGCCAGATCGGCCTTACTGATATCACAGATTCCTACAGCGTCAGCCTTTCCGTGGACTCGTTCACCTTCCAGGGGGATACCACGAAGGTGAAGTCGACGCAGAGCTTCAATACACAGGTGCAGGCCATGCGCGGGGCGACTGCGGTCAGCGCAATGGTGACAGTGACGACCACGCTCACCAATACCGGCCTTACGGTCACAGATGACGGAGACTCCACGTCCCCCACACTCACCGTCCAGGCAACGACTGCCCTGACGGATGCGATCCTGAGGGGAGCCACCCTCAACGGCCAGATCATGCTCTCCATTCTGGTTGACGGGAAAGCCACCTTCAATAAAGCAATCAACCTTTCGATCGCGCTCACGGGCGCAACGGGAGCGGCCGCTTACAACGCGCTCCTGGGAAATGAAGCGATAACGATCGCCTGTGACAAGGACGGGAAGACGATCGCAGCAACAGATGTGGCGGTCCCGTTTACAATCTACCAGGGGACAGCCCGGAAGGCGGCAGCTGTCGTCGTATCGGACCTTCCCACCGGGATAACCGTCAAGTCCAATACCGCGGGAACGACCTCCGCGGACGGGACGCTTACCTTGACTGTTGCCGCGGCCAGTAACCTTGGCGGGGTGGGCACCGGGGAGATCACGCTGGTTTTCCACCTGTCTTCTGCTACAGGGACGGTCGTGGCCACGAAAAAGCTCTCCTGGGCCAAGTCCATCACGGGAGCGACCGGGGCGCAGGGTGGTACCGGTCCTACCGGTCCCGGGGCGATCAGTGTCATCTGCGGCAACGAATCGGTCAGTATCCCCTGTACGAACGGAGGCCTTGTGGCGAAGGCCTTTGATATCACGATCCCGTTTGCCGCATATCAGGGTACGAGCAGGATCGCCTGTACAATCGCAAATCCGACGCTCCCCAACGGCATGACGAAGAAGTCCAGCTCCAACGCGACTACATCCGCGGATGGATCCCTTGTTATCTCTGTAGCTGCCAACGGCACGCTCGGTAACGCCGCGACAATGTCTGGAGAAGTCAGCCTCTCATTTACAGCGGCAAGCCAGACGATCGTCAAGAAGCTGTCCTGGGCCAAGGTACCCAAGGGAGATACGGGTGATGATGGAGAGGACGCCATCACTATCGTGATCATTCCGAGCGGGGGGACCGTCTTTAAAAACAGCACCGGGTCCAAGACGCTGACGGCTCATGTGTTCAAAGGCAATGAAGAGCTCACCAGCACCCAGATCTCTGCCCTTGGAGCAGTCAACTGGTATAAGGGCTCGGGCAGCACGACCCCCATCACGAACGGGACGGCGACACTTACCATCACGGTGAACGCATCTGATGTCAATGAGTCGGAAACCTATGAGGCGCGTCTTGAGACCTCGTAAAGGAGGTGACGGGTATGATCCTTACAAGAAGTTCCATCACCCTGACCTGGGAACGGGATATCACATCCGTGACCTGGTACTACAAGCTCCAGGCATCGACTGCCTCTGTCCCGGCAAAGCCCACGACCGATCCGCCTTCTGGCTGGACGACTACAGAGCCTTCCTATACAGAAGGTAGCACCAACAGCCTCTATATCGTGCAGAAGACCAGTTATTCAGACGGGACGTTCTCCTATTCCTCCGTTTCACTGTCCAGCTCCTACGAAGCGGCCAAGGCTGCATACAACAAGTCCGTAGCAGCTCATCAGGCTGCCCAGGCCGCCCAGGAGGGATTGGACAACCTGGAACTCGGAGGACGCAACTATCTTCGTGTGGGACCGAAAGCCTACACTCCCGGGAGCTATGGAGCATATGACATTGTGGTCACAGAACCTCTTGAAGCCGGTCAGACATACACGATCCAGCTCTGGGATGTGTTTGTTGCTCACTCAGGAAAGACTGCCGAGCAGCTTGGTATCAATGTGTATTACTGTGGAGGATCCGTCACGTTTGGAAAGTGGCAGGGAACAGAATATTTTACAGACGGATATGCGGGGCACCTCTCCCTTATCTTCACGCCGACAGAAGCGAATGTATCGCACGCACAGGTGACCAGCGCAGCAGTCAAGTTCATCCGGCTTTACAATTCTGTCAGTGACGCTGATGGAACGAGAACCATGTCCATTGGAAAGTGGAAACTGGAAAAAGGCAACCGGGGAACCGACTGGACGCCCGCTCCGGAGGATGGAGGCCAGGCCATTGCGGCAAAGACATATACGGGACTCATCGGCACAGCAAACACTGCGGCTGACGCGTCCTTTTATTTTGCCAAAATCCATCCAACGAACTACACGGTCCAGTGGAAGGTATCCTTCCGGATCTATGTGACAGCACCGGAAGCCTACATGCAGTCTGTCGATATCTCGCTTGGCGGCTATGGAAACACATTCAGCAGCTACAACGCCTATACCGTGCGCAATTCCAGTCTCGGGATGTATTACGTGAACCTCTACAGGGCAACGCAGGCGGGAATCAATACTAATAAGAAAGGGCATGCGCTTGGTTTTGGCCTCAGGAGCTCGACCAATCCTGCGAACGCCACTTACGCAAGGACCATTCGTGCGGAACTGATCGAAGCAGAGAGCTGCACGGTGGAGTTTCTCGATCAGGCAGTGAAGTATGCAAACCTTGACGGAACGGGGAGTACAAACTATAGCGCCCTGACAGAGATGGGCGTAGCGACGGCTGGGCAGAACGCGACTAACAACACAAACACCCATTACCAGCAACACGGAAATGCTGTTAAAGCCGGCGCCAACGGCGTCCGCAGCTACAGCCTGATCATGAAGGATACGGACTCCACCTGGTCGAGTTTCTTTGGCAGCGCCTATAATGGCACAGCCACGGGAAAGACAGTTACTGAAACGGGATTCCTTCTGGGGTCGATCCTTTATAGCGCGGGTTCTCCCTCCGGAGGTACTTACGCGGCCGGTGCCAACACGTCGACGGTATATGACGGATATCCGGTGGACTTCCGTTACTCCTCCAACTGCGCGTCAACGCTGACCTCCTACAGGCCCGTCTACCTGGTCGGGGAGATGCACGATGACGGGCTGCTCTACCTCGATGATGTCTGGTGGACGCAGACCGCTCCGACAGAGGAAGACGGCAAGACTTACGTCTATGTCGGGGAGGCGTACAGCGCCTACCAGGTCTGGTTATCAGTGGAGAATAAGGCCTACCAGTTCTACGGCGATGCCTTCATGACTTATGAAGAAGCCCAGGATGCCAGGGCCAGGGACGCGGCAGAGAACGTCCGGACTTATGCCGAGAGCCTGATCTCCCAGAAGTCGGATGAGATTGAACTGTCTATTACAACAGTCTCCGGAGTCCTGGCGACAGACATCCAGGGTGTCCGGGACACCCTTAATCAGACGGCCGGCGGGATCAATGATAACCTTAATGAACTGGAGCAGAGGGTGACAGACCAGGAAGATGCCCTGCTCGACTATAAGCATGAAACCAGCACCTACTTCCGCTTCAACGCGGCCGGCCTGAACATCGGAAAGCAGGAAGACGGTGACGAAAGTCCATACTCCATCAACATCGACAATGAGAAGATGGGTTTCTTGCAGAACGGCCAGGAGATTGCGTACGTGCAGTATAACAAGATGCACATCAACGCCATTGAAGCCATGGACCGCTTATCTGTCGGCGCTGCAGAGGATGGCGGTTATTTTGACTTCATAAGCACGCAGTTTGGCATGGGTATCAAATGGCGGGCGGTAACGACTCCCATCCAGAGCTAAAGGAGGAAACGAATGTCACTTACAAAACGAACGTGGACAAGTTCATTTGGTTCTCCCTCGCTGACATTCACAGGGTCAGTGACGGGAGCCAGCACAAAGCTCACCATCGTGTTCCAGGCGACCAGCTGGGTGACTGGTCTTACCGGAACGATCAATGTATATGTGAACGGCACCAAGCAGTCCTGCACCTGGACAACGAACACCACACAGACGCTTCTCGGGACAACATATAAGACCAAGGTGACAAGCTCCCAGATGACGATCTCGAAGCCGTTCTTCACTCTGAAGCTCGTTGATTCCACAGACAGCACTAGGGTCATCTATGAGCAGATGTTCTCCTTCTACGAGATCGAGAAGGCCGCGTCAGCGGCGACGACTTCCGGCGGGGTGATGGACGGCAGCACAAAGTCTAAAGTGGTCTTTACTACATCAGTAACAGACGCTACCTACAAAGCCACCTTCACCCTGGGATCCCACTCGGGTTCTGCGACTGCTACCACGAAGACGCTCGAGTATGCCATCCCTCTTGCCTGGTGTACGGAGCTTCCGAACAAGACGTCTGGGACCGCTAACGTGGCCTGCCAGGTATTGTTCGGAGGGCAGGTCTATTCGACGTTCAACACAACAATCGCCGTGTCCGTCCCCGCAAGCGTCGTACCGACTGTTTCCTCCATCACCCTTGCGGATAAGGCCGACACACCGGTCCCCTCTTCCTGGAACCTGTATGTTCAGCACCAGAGCGGCGTGAGGCTGTCCGCGATCACTTGCGCGGGGGCGCAGGGATCTACGATCAGCACTGTCAGGCTTCAGGTTGGAACCCAGTCGGTCTCTCAGACATACTCCGCGTCATCACTTCCCCAGATCGACACGATCACACAGAGCGGCAGCCTTACCGTGACGGTGACAGTGACCGACAGCCGCGGCAGGACCGGGTCGAAAACTGCGACTGTGACCTTCCAGCCGTACTCGTCACCGAAATTCACACAGTGCCGGAGTGAACGCTGCAACGCCCAGGGGGATGATGATAACGACGGCACCTATTTCCTCAGTACGACGACTGTGGAGTACTCCTCATGCGGCGGGAAGAACGCCGTCACGATGACGATGAAGTACAAGAAGACGGACGCGGTCGTTTATAACCCGGAGGAAACGATCACACCCGGAGTCAATATCTGTGGAGGAAGCCTTGATACGGAGTTTTCCTACGATGTCATGTATACGGTCACGGACCAGTTCCGGTCAGTATCCTTCATGGACTATGTTTCCACAGCGGTCTACCTGATGCACTTCCTCCATGGCGGGAAGGGTGTGGCTTTTGGTCAGAAGGCAACTTTGGAGGACTATGTAGACTTCAACTTCAAAGCCCTGTTCAGGAAGCTGGCTTCATTCCTGGGAATCGCTAAGTTTAAACAGTCTGATGTAGACCGGGTAGTGATCAATGATCCCAACCAGACCAGTCCCCTCATGGTCGACCAGACCGGATCCGGGACGCTCTATCCTGTGGTCTTATCCGACTCCCCGACATTCACCGGGACGCCAAAGGCGCCAACCGCGGCGGTGGGTACGAATACGACACAGCTGGCAACAACGGCGTTTGTACACGGCACTGTGCATAAGGCAGCCACTCAGATTTACAACACAAAGGTGACTCCAGCGGATGTGAGCACGACCTATAAATATACGACGATCAACGCGCTGGCTGACTGGAACATGGTCATCATACGCTGCGCGGTCCACAATAATCTCCGGCTCCTTGTATTTTTCAGGCCTTATACGGGCAGCCAGCAGTTTTCGGACACACCGAACAGCAGCACTTATATAAGAGGCGGATTTGTCGTTGACTGGACTAACAAACGCGTGGGGATCCGATGCGTCAACGGCACGGACTCAAATAAGGATACGGTTTATTTCGATTATATTTTTGGCATCTTTTGACGGGTACTCTTTACGAGTACCTTTTTATGCAAAAGAAAGAGAGGATTTTACGATGAAACAGTTTTGGAGTATCTGTCAGCTTGCTTTTACCGTCACCGGGGGATGGCTCGGTTACTTCCTTGGCGGTTGTGACGGGCTTCTGTTCACCCTGCTCGTCTTTGTTACGGCGGACTACCTTACAGGCATCATGTGCGCAATCGTGGATAAGAAGCTCTCCAGTGAAGTGGGCTTTCGCGGGATCATGAGGAAGGTCATCATCTTCCTTCTGGTCGGGATCGCCCAGATGGTGGATATCAACGTGATCCGGAGCGGGAGCGTCCTTCGGACGGCGGTGATCTTCTTTTACCTGTCCAACGAAGGCGTGAGCGTCCTGGAGAACGCCGCCCATCTGGGCCTCCCCGTTCCCGAGAAACTCAAAGAGGTCCTGGAACAGCTCCATGACCGGGAGGACAGAGAAAACTGAATAAAGATCTGACGGTACAGCCCGCGGGTTTTCTTCGGAAAGCCTGCGGGCAATTTTTTTTGTCATTTTTTCGGCAAAACACGCCGCTTCTCTCTTTTAGGGACCAGGAAGGCAAAAGTATTAACGATTGTGAGCCGCCTTCCAGAATCTCGGAGGTGAAGAAAATGACAGATGCACAGAGGACCGCGATAGCGGAATACCGAGGAAAAGGGTACGGGTATAAAAAGATCAGCCAGCTTATGGGGATAAGCGAGAACACCGTCAAGACGTACTGCAGGCGCAACGGACTCGGCGGTACGGCGGCTCCCGTAAAAAATGCTGACGGAGGGGTGGCCTGCAAATGCTGCGGAGCGACAATCACACAGATCCCGGGCAGGAAACCCCGGAAGTTCTGCTCCGATAGGTGCCGCAACCGCTGGTGGAACACCCATCTCGACCTGGTAAAGAGGAAGGCTAACTATAAGTTCGTCTGCCCGACATGTGGAAAACCGTTTACCGCTTATGGGAATTCCAATAGGAAATACTGCTCACATGAATGTTATATCGAAGACAGGTTTGGAGGTGGTCACTATGAATAAAGAGGAAGGGCGCAGGGAGATAGTGTACCAGATGACCATGACGGCAGTTCGAAAAATGCTTGAAGAGGGGCTTATCTTAAGGGAGGAATACGAGAAATTTGATACAAAAATGAGGCAGAAATACGAGCCTATTTTCGGCAGATTATTCTCTGATCTCAACTTGATATAACCGGGATGCTACGGGAATATGGCATCGAAAGGAGGTATGGCTTATGCCGACAATAAAGAAGATAACGCCCCATGCCGTGCTTCCCGTGCGGGGAAAACGGGTCGCCGCATATGCCCGGGTTTCTGTTGAGACGGAGCTGCTGCTCCATTCCCTCTCCGCGCAGGTCAGTCATTACAGCGGACTGATACAGAGCAACCCCGCATGGGAATACGCGGGAGTCTACGCCGACGAGGGCGTGACGGGAACGAGCACAGCCCACAGGGACGGTTTCAACCGGCTGTTGGAAGACTGTGACGCCGGGAAGATAGACCTGATCCTGACAAAGTCTATCAGCCGTTTCGCAAGGGACACGGTGGACTGCCTGAACGCCGTCCGGCATCTGAAGGACATTGGAGTTGAAGTCCGTTTTGAGAGGGAGGGGATATCGACGTTCACCGCGGACGGGGAACTGCTCCTCACACTCCTGGCTTCCTTCGCCCAGGCTGAGAGCGAGAGCATCGCAGCCAACGTCAGGTGGGCAGTAAGGAAAGGATTTGAGGAAGGAATTCCCAACGGCCATAAGGCTCCCTACGGGTATGAATGGGACGGCGGGAAGTACCGGATCGTCCCGGAGCAGGGAGAAGTCGTGAAACATATCTTCAAGAGATACATTGCGGGGGATTCCGGTTATAAGATCGCGAAGGATCTGGAAGCCCGGGGCATCCTCGGACAGAGCGGCGTCCCGATGTGCGATACCACCATCAAGGATATCATCTCCAACATTTCCTATACGGGGACGATGATCCTGCAGAAGAACTATTTCACAGAAAACCATGCCCGCAGGCGTAACAAGGGCGAACTTCCCCGTTACGCCGTGGAGGATATGTACGAGCCGCTTGTGTCCCCAGAGGATTACGAGAAGGCGCAGGCCATCCGGCGGTGCAGGGCAGAGGAGTCATCCGACGCCAGCATACAGCCTACGAGGTTCTCTGGGCTGGTGAGATGCGGGAACTGCGGATGCGGAGTCAGCAGACGCACGTCCGGCGGCTCAAAGAGGTGGGTCTGTAACAAGAGGGAAAGACGGGGCATCAGAGTCTGTGACATGCGCCCGGTGACGGAGAACGAGCTTGAGGCTGCCGCGGAGAGCGCGGTCGGTGCCGTGGATGACGCCGGGTTCCGCAGGCTTGTCAGCCGGGTAGTCGTCCACGGCGACCGCATCGAGTTCATGCTGACGAGCGGCAGGTCAAAAACGATTCCGAGAAAGTACGATGTCCGTACCGGATTCTCCGGAAAACTGGTCTGCGCAGAATGCGGCGCGAAGCTCACCCGCGACACCTGGAGAAAGCGCGGGAAGGGAACCGTCTCCCGGATCAAGGTCTGGACATGCGGCACTCCGCGCTCATCATGCTCTCTGAGACGGGTGACAGAGGAAGAACTGCATCGGGCCGCCGCCAGCATCCTTAAGTCGGATGATCATGAACCCGCCTTTGTCGAGAAGGTGCGGCAGGCAGTCGTATCCAACAAGGACATCAGGTTTGAACTTAAGAACGGAGAGGTAAAGATATGGCAAAGAGAGTAAGGCAGATACCGGCTACACTGAACCGCTTCACTTCCGCACCGGCATATTCCGCGGTGAAGAGGAAGGTAGCGGGGTACGCGAGGGTATCCACGAACAATGAAGAGCAGCAGTCAAGTTACGAAGCACAGATGGACTACTACAGGTCCTACATCACCAGCAGGAGCGATTGGGAGTTCGCAGGGATGTATTCCGACGAGGGCATCACGGCGACCAACACCAGGCACCGGGAAGGGTTCAACAAAATGGTCGAAGACGCGATGGCCGGAAAGATCGAGCTTATCATCACGAAGTCCATCAGCCGTTTCGCGCGCAATACGGTTGATTCTCTGACGACGGTCAGAAAGCTGAAAGAGAAGGGCGTGGAGATCTATTTCGAGAAAGAAAACATCTGGACGCTGGACTCCAAGGGCGAACTTCTCATTACCATCATGAGCAGCCTCGCCCAGGAGGAAAGCCGCAGCGTCTCCGAGAACACCACCTGGGGCATACGAAAGGCTTTTGCTGACGGAAAAGCCCATGTAGGTTATTCCAACTTCCTCGGTTACGACAAAGGTTTCGTCATTAACGAGAAGGAAGCCGATACGGTGCGGCTCATCTACAAGCTGTTCCTTTCCGGACTTTCCCTTTACGCAGTCGCAAAGGAACTTGAACGCAGGGGGATAAAGGCGCCATTCGGCGGCAGCACATGGCACATTTCAACAGTAAAGTCTATCCTGACAAACGAAAAGTATATAGGGGACGCCCTGCTCCAGAAGCAATATACGATTGACTTCCTTCAGAAGAAAAAGAAAAAGAACGAGGGCGAGGTCCCTCAGTATTATGTTGAGGGGCATCATGACGCGATCATCTCAACCGGTACTTTCAAACTTGTACAGGCTGAGTTCATGAAACGAAGCAAAGCAGGAAGGAGTTACAGGGGAGCGAACATCTTCTCGTCAAAGATCAAGTGCGGTGACTGTGGAGCGTGGTATAGTGCCTGGGTGTGGCACTCTAATGACAAATATCGGAAGGTCGTCTACATGTGCAGCCGGAAATACAAAGATGGAAAAAAGTGCTGTACGCCGCATATTACAAAAGACGGGATAAAGGAATTGTTCCTGAAAGCCCTTAACACGATGCTTCGGGAGAAAGAAGAGATGATTGCCAATCTGGAGATGTTGCGGCAGACGGTCTCCGACACATCGTCATTGACGGAGGAGCGGGAACGGACCATGGCGGAGATCTCCAGCCTGGAAGAGAAGCTTCGTACCCTCATTTCCGAGAACGCCAGGGTGGCTCAGGACCAGGATGAATATGGACATCAGTACGCAGCTATCTATGATGAATATGAGAAGAAACTCTCCAGTCTGGATGAGATCGATGCGGAGATCACGAACAGGGAAGCGCGGGAGGAACGAATACGGATATTCATCGGCAGCCTTTCCGACCTTGACAAAGAGCAGGAGGTTTTCGACGAACAGCTCTGGTGCGGAATAGTTGAGCACGTGACCGTCTACGCAAAGGACAGGATCGTCTTCACGTTTGCGGGAGGGATCGAGATAACGGTCGGGTAACTGAAGATGGGCTGGGGCGCCTGGGAATCCCCGGGCGTCCTTTTCAGTAGAAGATTGAAAAATATGCTTGATACAGGTATATTTTTAATGAATCTTTTAGTCAACTCGTGGCAACCAGTAATTATGACAATTAAGGACAAAAGGAAGATTACAGATGCTGCTATTTTCTACGTTATTGGATATAAATGATACCCTCACAAAAGACGCGTTCATTCAGTCAGTTATTGACTGGAACCAGGGAAGCCCTCATGAGGCTAATATCATTCCCGGCATCAAGTGGAATGGTGAGCACAATGTCCGGTATGGAAATAAAAATATGTGGCTGGACATCCAGGAATACCGGAATGGCAACATCATAGCCGTCAGATATGAGAAAACGGAAGAAGACGGAGTCGTATGGGACACGGACTATGTAATGAACTTCAATGAGATGCGGATGGCCATTCGGCTCGACCGCAGTTACCTTGCGGACGCATTGACTGTGGATCCGAAGTTTTCCACCCCGCATTACATCGCGCTTCTTTCCGACAGAGGATATCTCATAGATGATGGAGATCTCCCGACCAGCAGATTTCCGTCCTTTATCGACAAAACGAATATCGACATCCTGGGCAGCATAATCAACGATTCAAAACGGTACAAACTGCCCGTAGTCTATGTCTCGAAAAACTATGACAATTCCGACCCGGTGGATGTAAAGCTGCTTGCGAAACGGCTGAGAGGAGCGGCGCACGTCCTTGTCCAGAAGGGAAAGTGGCTTAACCAGCGGATACGTCAGACTTGCAATAACAACAATGAATATTCAGGAGCCGTGGGTGTGTATTTTCCTAACCTTGCGGTTCAGAGTAAGCGGTTCTTTTACAGGGCCGCCAAGGGATACGACCAGGTGATGCTCGATAAAGTTGTACGCGCCGTCATCAACTATGGCATTTCTCAAAAGGTCGATACCTTATACACATACCAGGGAGTTGCATACGCTATGTTCCTCGACCGTTGGAAAAGCCGGGGAGAGGATCTTATCGAACTTGAAAGAGCCAAGAACAGCGCTGAGTTTGCCCAGGAACTGGCTGAGATGGAACGGGATGAGGCGGAGAAGCGGCGCGAGGAAGCGGATCAGCTTGTCGATTCCACTGATGAAGAGATCGCTGAGATGCGGCTTAAGATTGAAGACTTATCTCAGCAGAACGAGCTTCTTACAGCTGAAGTAGCCAGCCTGCGAGCAAAGCTGACGGGACTCGATTCCCAGCCCATCATTTATATGGGAGATGAAGATGATTTCTTCCCGGGAGAGATCAAGGACATAGTTCTCCGCACTTTGGATAAAGCCTCTAAAGACAATCCGAAGTCGCGCCGGGCCAGTGTGTTGAGCGATATTGTACGAAACAATAACTACGAGCATATATTGGATGATAAAGGAAAAGAACTCAAAAACAAGCTCCGGGGGTATAGATCCATGTCTGGTTCACTTCGGCGGTACTTGGAAAAACTCGGCTTAGTTATCACAGAGGAAGGTAAGCATTACCGCATGACTTATTATGGAGATGCGCGCTATCATACAACGCTCTCAAAGACGTCAAGCGATATTCGCGAGGGGGAAAACAGCGCGATGCAGATCATCAGAGATATGATGTGA